TTTTTTTATTTTTTTGGTATATTTTTTTTGTTTTATCAAAATGGGGGGGGGGGGGGGTAATAGTGATTTTACAGTCACCCCTAAATCTGGTCTTACAGGGAGAGGACCATATACTAGTGTAGTTACAGTAAAAACAAGCTCAGTGACTAAAAATATAACATGTGAAAAGAATGTGGCTATATCAGCTACTAAAATATCCTCCAAAGGAGGACAGCAACTTCATGCCTTAGGTACTATTCCAACAGAGAAAACTGTAGAAGGTATAGATTATTATGTATCTCATAAATTCAGTACTAATTCAAGAGGTATGACTATAGGAATAATTGGTAGAATGGCGCCTTTGGCTGGTATGGTAGGTTATAATGAAAATCTTGTAATATACACTAACCTTGAAGAGAAAGTAGGCATTCACTTTAATAACAACTTTATAGCCTAAAAAAAAAAACAATATTTAATCTAGTTTTAAAATGGCAATATATTTTGATATAAGTAAGAGTTCTGGTACTGGAGACTCTACTTTTACAATAACCCCTAAAGCTTCTTTTGTGGGAAGAGGTCCTGTAAGTAATACAGTTACAGTGAAGACATCTTCTAATAAGACAGCTACAGTACAATGTTCAAAAGTAAATGCAGTATCAGCTAACAGTGTTGTAATTACTGGAGGTAGTTCTTTAGGCAGTATTACTACTGCCTTAACTCCTTCCAGTGGTATACTTTCACTACCTAATACTGCTTACTATGTGCAGTTTGCTCTAAACTCCAATATGAGGAGTATAGTACTTAATGCTTTACCTGCTGAGGTATATTTGGCAGTAGGAAGCCAGTGGATGCAGACTGATGGTTCACTAGGAAGTACAAGAGCAAATATAAGGAATAACTTTACAGCAGGAGGTGGTGGACAATACAAGATTATTGTCCCTGACCCAGGAGTAACTGATGTATTTGCAGCTAAAGTTATTGTTAAATACAATGCTAATAATACAGGAGCAGCAATAGATAATGCTTTAAAGATTTATGCAGGAGGTACTAATTATCCTACTACTTCTACTGATAAGGCTGTAATATTTGAAGGTGTTGCAAGACAAGCTGCTGGTGTTAAGACTTATGCTAATCCAGCTGTGACTTTGAGCTATCCTAAAGCTAAGGCTAATGGTGATGATATTTCTCCTACTGTGTCATGGACTCAAACTTGGGGATGGAATGGTGCTACTAGTGGAGGTGGAACTGAATCTGGCAATAAAGCTACAAATTACCAAGGTACAGGTGTTACTGTTAACACTACTACTGGTGTAGTAGTTATTGATAACTTGAATACTACTGCTAAACCTGAGACTACTTTGGGTACTGTGACTGCATCTGTTATTGCTAATGGTAAGACTGGAACTGCAACAGCTACTATTGTTCAAGAAGAAAATAAGATTGAAAACTATACTTATGGAGACTGGGTAGTAACTATAAGTGCTAATCCTACTACTATTGCTGGTACAGGTGGTACATCTACTATCACTTCTGGAGCTTCAAGAAGTAAGACTGCTGTTTATACTTCTGGTGGTACAGCATCAGTTTCTCCTGAAACTGCTACTCCTACTTTGAGTATACCTACTGGTTCTACTGGATTTACTCTGTCAGGTACTACATTGACAGCAGCAGCTAATCCTAATATAACTTCTAGGTCAGTAGTTGTTACTGCTACAGCTAATAGAAAGACTAATACAGTTACAGTAACTCAGAATGGTGGTAATTCTACTCTTGAAGTTAGTCCTACTAGCTTGACTTGGAGTGCTACTGAGTCTGGTGCTAAGACTGTAAGTATTACTTCTAATGATAGTTGGACAATAACTATAGCTTAATGTTTAATTAGGGGGAACCAAAAATTCCCCCTTAATTGTATTATATATGAAACAGGCACAATTAGTAAAGAAATCAATGTGTAAAGGATATAAAAAGATATATCCTATAGTCTATATTGATGGTATAACTGACCCTGATACTGGAGAGACTCTAGATGAAATCCTTGAGAAATATAACCATATATATATAGAGTGGTTAGGTAATTTTCAAGATTCATTAGTTAAAGTTCCTGCTAAATTAAGAAGGGAAGGCTTATATATAACCTATAATGTAGAAGGTGAAAGCTACACATATTACTATAATAGCACAGACTATTCTGACAATGCTTGGTCTAACTTAGATAACTGGAAAAAGCAATCTTTATCCCTAGAAGATATTGAAGCAGAGGCAGAGGCTTATGAAGCTCCTATAGCTACAGCTGATGTAGAGATAATAGGTGAGAATAAGATGCTGTTTAAATTTGGTTTACAGAGAGGACTGAAAGGTGATACTGGACCTCAGGGAAATCCAGGTAAAGATGGTACTAATGGTAGTAATGGATTAGATGGTTTGGATGGAAAGGATGCTCCTGGCATTGAATTTATCTATAAATTAACTAAGAATGATTTACAAGTTCCAGATACCCCTGAAAGTGTAAATAAAGATAAAGATGTACCAGAAGGATGGACAGACCATCCATCAGGAATATCTATAGATATGCAGGCAGAATGGACTTGTATTAGAAGACAAGATGATTCATTAGTATGGTCTCAGTGGTCTACTCCTGCATTATGGAGTAAATGGGGAGTTAATGGTAGAGATGGTGATGGAGTGGAATATATATATCAAAGAACTAATACACCTATACCTCCTAAAACTCCTACTGATGTATCACAAGATGATGACTTTGTGCCTACTGGATGGACTGATAATCCTACTGGAGTAGATATAAACTATCAATGGGAATGGGTTTGTACTAGAAAATACAAGAATGGTCAATGGGGTCCTTTTGAGGGAGGAGTCAATGATAAGACTATTGCAGCTTTATGGGCTAAGTATGGCCAGAATGGTGCTAATGGCCAAGATGGTACTGATGGAGAGGATGGAAAACCAGGCAATAGTGTAAGGTCTTTATATGCAAAGACAGAAGGAGCTGATGTAGTTCCAGCATTAGATAAAACCAATATAAATCCTGGCTCTATATGGGGTTCAGTTATACCTACTTATAGTGGTAATGAAGCTATTTGGGGTATTCAAGCTACTGTAACTTATGATAATAAGTTAGTTGGTGAATGGCAAGGTCCTTACTTATTAACTGGTGTAAATGGTAAGGATGCTTCTACTCCTAATTGGAAGACTTATGTATATTATCAATCAGATACTCAGCCTTCTAAACCTACTGGTAATAATCCAAATCCAGGTGGTGGTTGGGTAGATTATCCTACTACTGAAGGTCAATGGTGGCAATCAATTGGTTCAGTAAATGGTACTACTGGCTTAGTAACTGTATGGAGTGAGGTACTTCCAGTCAATGGTAAGAATGGTCAGGATGGTACTGATGGTAAAGATGGTCAAGCTCAGGATGGTAAGAGAACAGAGTTCAGATTTAATTTATCATCTTCTAGGTCAACAGCTCCTAGTTTAAATGTTACAGTAAGAGAGCCTTCTGGTTGGACAGTTAATCCTCCAACTGTAACAGATAGTATGTATTTATGGATGACTACAGCTGTTATTAATCCAGATAATACCTTATATAGTAATTGGACAACTCCTGTTTGTATTAGTGGAGAACAAGGACCACAAGGTAATACTGGTCCTGCTGGTCCTACTGGAGCTGTAGGTCCTCAAGGAGCTTCTGGAGTACCTGGGGTAGGTATGGAAATAAGGTATTGTTTAGGTACTGAAACTACTTATGATGGTACTTATAATAGTACTGAGATGAATAAAAGAGAACCTTCTGGATGGTCTTTAACTACTCCTACACCTACATCTAGTAAACTCTATATATGGGCTATTCAGACTAGAATAGTTAATAATACTTTAGAAGACCCTTGGCAGACTCCATTCAGACTTAGTGGAGTAAATGGTACTGATGGCTTGAATGGTAAAGATGGAGCAGATGGTAAGGATGGTACTAATGGTAAGAATGGACAGATATTATATCCACAAGGTATATATAGTAATACTGCCTCTTATACTTGTACTGAAGAAAAATGTCCTTATGTCTTTGATACCAGTGATGGTAACTATTACTTCCTAAATGCAGTAATGACTTGGGTTGGCACTGAACAGAATAATGAAACTCCAGCTCAAAATGCTATTAAATCATCAGGAGCTTATTGGCAAAAACTTGAGGCATTTGATGCAATATATGCTAATATTGGTATATTTGGTAATGCTTTAGTAGGCTCTGCTGTATTCAATGGAGACTATATGTTCTCTCAACAAGGTATAGATTCAAGTGGTAGTGCTAGTAGCCATTATGAAGGTTTTTGTGACTATGACTCTAGTAATCCTTATAATCCAACTAATACATTCAGACCTAGTTATTGCGTAAATCTGAGGACTGGTCAGGTATGGTGTGGAGCTGGTTCTATAGTATTCAATCCAGATGGAAGTGGAAGTATGGCTAATGGTCAGTTTAATGTAGACTCTAATGGACATCTAACTATTATAGGACTTAATGACCAATATATTAAATTAACTTCTTTATATAATAGTGGGGATACTATAGACCCTATGAAAGGCTGTAAGTATTATGTAAGTAGTACAGACATTTTTAGAATAAACTTGCCACTAGCTAGTGAATGGTTAGGAACTACTCTATATTTTATTAATGATAATGAAGTAAGATATGTAACTTATAATAATACTGTTATTATAGATGGAGGTTTTTATGGTCCAGATGCATTAACATATAATGTTAAAGGTTACTCAAGTGTTCTAGTAGTAGATTCTTGTAGTATAACTGCTACAATAGGTCCATCAGGGTCTCCTATATGGCTGTGTGATACTAATTGTTATGAAGGTAGTAGTTTTGGTAGAGTTGTCAATTCAGGTCTAATAGATGACTATAAACAATCTTATTATAGTAGTATATCCCCAAGAAATAATGTTACAATAAGAATGACTGGCTATAGTTTTATTCTGGATACATCAAAGGTAAATAGTAATACAATTTTTGATATAGAAGTAAGAAGTTCAGGTGCTATACTTTATCTAGACCCCTCTCAGTCTAAGTCTAAATCTTTGACACAAGGTCATATATATAGAGTTATAGGAACTTCACTATATGATATGGGAACAGGAGGTCCACTCTAATTTTTTCTTCTTTAATATTAAATAAACCACTTATAGTATTGCATAAGTGGTTTATTTTTTATATATTTGCACACAAATTAAAAACAATCAATCATAATACCTAATAATGTAACTAATAAAGATGGACTTATAACTAGTTTACAAGTCAGTAAGCTTAAAGATATTCCTGCTGGAGACTTCAATCCTGGGTTATATTTCTTAGTTAAGAACATCACAGAAGATGATATTACAATTCAAATAAGACCAGCAGGTCAGGAAGAATTTGTAACTACTATATTATATTCAGGATGGAATCCTGAGATAATAGGAGAGATAAAGAATGTTAGTGCTGGAACTCTACAATATGGATATTAATTATGGGATTAATAATAGGCTTAGGAAGTAGGGCTGGAAAGGCCAAGAAAGGAGATATAATAATAGTATCTGAATTACCTGATGAAGGTATTGAGGGTGTATTTTATCTAGTGCCAAGTACAGACCCTAAAAATAATGACATATATGATGAGTATATGTGGGTTATGAATCCAGATACAGGTGTATATTCTTGGGAATTGATAGGTTCAAAGCAAGTAGAAGTAGACCTTAGTGATTATCCAACAAAGCAAGAAGTAACTTCAGCTTTACAAAGCTATGCTAATTTATTTAAGGATAATGTTTTAACAGGTAAAAATACCTTCTTAGATATCTATATAACTGATAACTATGTAACTGAGACAGCAAAACAGAGTGTACAAAAATCAGTTTATCATCTTGACTTGAATACCTGTCATTATACTCTAGATGGAATAAATGGAGAAATACTGTTTGACTATACAGACACAAAAGGAGTTGTACACAACTTAACATTATACCATAATGGTAATTTAACAGAAGCTACTTCTGAGAAATCAGGTTTAATGTCTAAAGAAGACAAAAATATAATTGATAATAGTATTAAGGTAGTACCTATTAGTGATATACTAATGGGCAATATTCTTAATGGTACTAATGGTAAAGAAATTTATGATGGAGTAAAAGCCTTGATAGACCAGTATGGTACTGTAATAGAAGAAGCAACTGTATTATTATTAAATAAGGGTTCAGATATAATTAGTGCTAGCATGCTTAGTGATGGTAGTGATGATATAATACTTAAATTTTTATTTTTAGGTATGGCCAGTAATACATCATCCCTTGCATCCTATTATTTATATATAGAACCTGATGGTACTGTGGATAAAGAAGTGGATTATTTTAATTCAGTTTCTATAATAAATGGTAGTTCTGTCAATTTTACTATGGACCCTAATACTTTATATGTTTGTGGGGAAATGGAGTCTCTGAATATAGGTCTAAATACAGAAGGTAATAACCCAAAGATAGTGAATGAGTATATGATACAGTTCACTTCAGGGGCAACTCCAACTATTTTAACTTTACCTAGTAATATAAAGTGGACAGCTACTCCTAGTATAGCTGCAAATAAGACATATCAAATATCTATTATTAATAACTTAGGAGTTATAGGAGAATTCAGCTAATGGGACTTAATAGAAGACTATTGTTACAAAAAAAATACAACCTATTCCTGATAAATGGGTAGAACTTAGAGGAGAGCAAAAGCTAAATTTAAGTCCCTTATATATGAATTATAATGATGCTATTTCAATAACCTTTAGGTTTATTAAAGCTACTGATGATTATAAAAGCTTTATATTTATAAATGGGTACAATCAATATCAGATTAGTATTGAGTATGGCAACTTTGTAATTACTTATAATGGAGTAACAGTAATTGTAGAAGACCTCCTACCTATTGAAGGAGAGATGTACACAATATCATCTAACCATAAAGGTCAATTCTCTATAAATGATACTTTAGTAGCAAGCTTTACACCTAGTACTAGTTTTGTTGGAGGTACTGTAGCTATTGGAGGTTACTCAGCTGGTAATGTGTATTATACCAATATGGACTTCTATAATTTTAAAATAGCAACAACTGACTTTGGTTTAATAAGAGATTATTATGCTAAGGATGATATAACTATAATAGATATAATTAACAATATTGAAGTTTCAATAAGTCAGGCTTAATATGAAGACAAAAAAAAAATTATAATATAACCTTTAATACCTTTTTACTATGAGTTTTAGGAGAAGACTATTGACTAATAAGAAGGAAGTGATTAAGTTCCAAGACCCAGAAGTAAAGAGGATATTAGTTGAACATATAGATTTAGACAAGGATGGTGAGATAAGCTATGAGGAAGCTCTAGCGTGCACTTCTTTTCAATACTGGTTTCAAGAAAATACTTCAATAGAATCTTTTAATGAACTTATATATTTTCCAAATGTAGCTTTTGCTAGATTTAATGGTAAAGGTACTTTTCAAGGTTGTACTAATTTAAAATCTGTGAAAGTTGCTTTTATTGCACATAGTACTATTCAAGAAGATTGGGTCTTTAGAGGTTGTACCGGTTTAAAACAGGTTGACTTAACAGGTAGCACTCAAATAGATGGTTATGCTTTTGCAGAGTGTAGTGGTTTAGAAAAAATATTTATCCCTAATATTATCACTGTACTATATGAGGGTTGTCTTAATGGTTGCTCTGCTCTATCTGAGATAGAGTTTGAGGAAGGGGGGGACATCGTTAAGACTTGGAAGACAGTTTTTATATAAGTGTAGTTCATTACTAAACTTATATCTTCCAAATATTCCTATCACTTTAGATGGTGATGTGTTTGGATGGTGGGATTATTATGCAAATGTATGGTTCAGTAGTCTGAAACCTCCTACTATAGTAAATACTTTTGGAGGCAAAATTGCAAATTATATAGTGCCAGATGATGCTTATGATGCTTATAAAAGTTTAGCCCAGTTTGGCAGCTTGTATAATGTTTATAGATACTCTTGGACATTACCTATCAACTTTGAGGATGAAGAAGTTGAAAGAATCTGCGTATCTAAATGGGCTTCCTCTTTTTATTCTGATAAAGTTTGTAGAATTGACTTGAAGAATGTCAAATCCTTAGAAAATGTTTTCGCGAATAATACTATAATCAAAAAGTTTAATGAGTTGCAGTATTTTGTAGTAAATCTTAATTGGGGTGCTCAAAGAGAACAATTTACAGGATGCACTTCTTTAGAAGAAGTTACTCTACCAAGTGATTGTGGCATTATTCCAGGTTCATTATTTAAAAATTGCGCATTAAAAACTATAGATATTCCTCATAGTGTCTATCAAATAGATAATAATTCCTTTGAAGGATGTCCGATGGAACAATTAATTATTCCAAACTCAGTCAAGAGTATAGCTGCCCAGTTTATTAAAAATATGCCTACTCTAAAAAGAGTAATTTTTGAAGAGGGCAATGAAGATGTGGGATTATCTATTAATGGCGCTTCTACTGAGAATGATTTTGGTACAACCAAATTAGAATATCTGTGCTTACCAAAAAGAACAACAGGTATACATGCTTATACATTTAGAAATAATTACTCTATACCTAAGTGGTATTTTAAAATGGAAAACCCTAGTAAAGTTAGTACTACTTGGGTATATGGAGAATACATAGAATATCTTTATGTTCCTATTGATTCTGTAGACTTGTATAAAACAAATGACACTTGGGGTAATACAGGTAAAGTCGGTAATATTATAGGCTATGATTTTGAAACTAACCCAGATAATATAGAATAACAATTTAACATACCCCCCCCCCTATTCTTAATAGGGTTGGGGTGTAATACTACATAATATGAGTAATTTTAGAAGAAGACTATTAGGGGGTAATAAAGAAGAAGAGAAATACATAACATTAAGTGGTAAGTATATAGACACTGGAATACTTGGTTCATCAGACCTTAGAATTGAAACTAAGGCTTTTATGGATAGTATAGATGATGTAGACTTTATTATATTTTGCGAGTATATACCAGGAGTCAGTACTAATGAGAATAGATATTCTTTTTTAAAAGCTAATAGGAGGCTTAGGACTGACTATGGAACTCACACGGATGTAATGTATAATGTCTCAGTAGAGACTATATATTATCCAACAGTTATAGTAAAAGATGGAGTCAAGACTTATATTAATGGTGAACTGGTTTATACTATAAATGAGCCTAATAGTTTTGAAGGAGGAACTAATATTTATATCGCATCTCAAAACTCCAAATATAGAAGACATAAAGTATTTGTGTATTACTTTAAAATATATAAGGATGATACCCTAATACTAGATTTAAAGCCTTATAATGAGACTGATATGATAGATAAGTTAACAGGCACTATATACCCAGCAATAAGCTAATTATGAAACAAAAAAAAATAATAAGATATTAAAGTTTGTTCATCTTCCTAAAGGAACTCACTTGGAAAGGAGGAACTATGGGAAGTTTTAGAAGAAGATTGTTGACCCAGAAGATGGATGATAATAATGTGTATGAAGCATATAATCTAGTATTTGATGGAACTAATTATATTGATACTGGTATAAAGTTATATGATACAGATAAGGATTTTGAAATTAATATGGAACTTTCAGTATCAGAGGAGAATCAGTCTAGCTTTGAAACAATATTATCTTGTAATATTGAGGAAGCTCCTAATTATCCAGGAATGGTTATTAGGTTAAAAGACCCAAGTGAGGTTTCATTTAAGTTTGAAATAGTCCTTGGAAAAGATGTCTTTGTTAGTAATAGAGTAGCTTTTGATGGTTTTACTGATTATAAAATTACTAGAATCAATAATGTTCATAAGGCATATATAAATAATAACTTAATAAACACTGTTAATTATAATATATTAGGAGTTAATAGTACAGTAGTACTAGGAGCTGGGATAGATGCAAATGGACAACCTTTCAGATATTTTAAAGGAACAATAAATCATATAAAAATAGAGATAAAATGAAAAGATATTACAAAGAGATTGAAGGAAAGAAAGTATTCTTCAATGGTATTTTGATTAAGGAGGATATACAGATTATTAATCCACCAGAAGAAGATATATTAGCTGATGGATGGATTGAATATATACCTGAACCTTATGTACCACAACCTAAGAAAGAGCCTTATACTGACCAAATGGTAGTAGCTATGAGAACTATGGTAGCTCCTCAATTAATGACACTATCAGATGATGAAGTTTTAAAAGTAGCTGCTTTATGTGATACTTGGTATTCAAAGATAGATACCAATGTAGAAGTAGGTGAAAGACTTTGGTATGATGATAAGTTATATAAGGTAAGACAACCACACTTAGTACAACTTCAATATCCACCTAGTACTGAAACTCTAGCTTTATATGAAGTAATACAGGAGGAACATCAGGGAACTATTGAAGACCCTATTCCATATATACAAAATATGGCACTGGAAAAAGATAAGTATTATACTCAGTATGATATATTATATTTGTGTTATCAATCAATGCAGGCTATGCCTTATGATTTAAAGGACTTAGCTGCTTTTGTTAAAGTTGTAAATTAGATAGATTATGGCAAGACCAAGACCTCCAAGAGGAAAAGCAGGACTTAGAAAGAAGACTGTTAAGAAATGAAGACTAGGCTAATATACAAGCTGGAATTACTTAGTGTAAAGTATGTTCCAATAATGCTGTCTTTTATTTATACTATTACAATGATTTTATCATATAATGATATAAATATAGATATTTTGGACAATATTGCTGGAAGTTCTTTACTAACTGTAATTCCCATGTATATTAGCAGTTATGTATTCAAGTTTTGCAAATATCATAGGATGTTTATTCATCATCTAGTATGTGTAAATACAGTAGATTCTGTTGATAAATTTATAGGAATACCCATTAAAGATTTCAATTTATTGCTGTTATATCTCATACTGTATGGAGTATTTATATTGCTTGCATTATATTATCATCAAAGGGAGAAGACATGAACAAAATATTAAAGACCATAAGAGATTTACTACAAAGTAAAGTAGAGGATACTGATGCTGGTAATTCAAATATAGATGAACAATCTGCCATAGATATATTAAAGGTAGTGAATGATACTACTAATATGAAACAAAGGGTAAGTAAATATAAAGCCTGTAGAATGTTGCATATAAGTAGAGCTACTTTTGATAACTATGTAAGAAGTGGTAAATTACCTAGAGGTGAGCATGCCATAGGATTCAAAGAATTAAGTTGGTCATTGAAAGATATTAATGACTTTAAAGATAAATATTGGAGGACAGAGAAATGAAAAAGCTGTTATTTGTAGTGATGTTACTGTTTGTTATTTCCTGTACCACCACAAAGTATGTTGAAATACCAGTAGAAAAAGTAAGGACTGAATATAAGTATGAAACTAAATATGACAGTATCTATCAAAGAGATAGTATCTACTTGAGAGAAAAGGGAGATACAGTGTTTCTTGAGAAATACAAATACTTATATAAGTATATCCAACTAGTGGATACAGTGTCAAAGGTTGACAGTATTCCTGTAGTTAAAATACATGAGGTAGTAAAGAAAGTTAATAAGTTACATACATGGCAAACTGTGTTGATGTGTATAGGAGGAGTTTTTATAGCATTATGTGGATATAAACTTATTAAAATAATTAAAATATGATTGATTTGGGAATAATAATTACAGGACTTGTAGGAGTTGTTACTACTGCTGGAAGTGCTTGGGTATCATGGTTCTTCACAAGAAAGAAATATGATGCTGAAGTAGATAATACTTTGCTGGAGAATCTACAACACTCACTTGACTTTTATAAGAGCTTAAGTGATGATAATAGGGAAAGACTTAATATAATGCTTGAAAGAAACAGTAAGCTGGAAGAAGAAGTATTGGAATTAAGAAAGAGTGTGAATGATTTAACTATGAATATTTGTTTAGACTTAACTTGTAAATTAAGACAGACATCTTATGAACTTAACACTAAAAAGAAGAGCTAAAAAACCTACCTATACTATAGGTAAACTATATATAAATAATGTATATATCTGTGATACTTTAGAAGATACAGATAGAGGTCTTACACAAGATATGTCTTTATCTGAGATAACAAAGAAGAAGGTCTATGGTAATACATGTATCCCTTCTGGGGTCTACAAGATTAATATGGATACAGTATCACCTAAATTCAAGGATAGAACATGGGCTAAACCTTATGGAGGAAAGCTGCCTAGATTACTTGATGTAAAAGGCTTTGAAGGTGTATTAATCCATGTTGGGAATAGTAGTGTTGATACTTTGGGCTGTATATTGGTAGGTGATAATAAAGTAGTAGGCAGACTGGTAAACAGTACTTCTGCATTTATGGAAGTAATGACATATCTATTAAAGGCTAAACTGACTGGAGAAGAGATAACTTTGGCTATTGAATAATAAGGATACTTTTAAAGTATCCTTTTTTTTTTTGCATATATTACTAAGTTATGCATTATATAACCCTGTGAGATTCAAGTTCTTACAGGGTTTTTTATTTATAGTTAGCATCATTGTGAATACTTCCCTATTATACTTATCTTTGTTTTCAGTAAGCTTACTGAGATAATTAAATAAGTAAAAACAATTAATTTCATTTATTATGGAAATTATTGAAAAAGAGAAGATTGTAGAACAGCCTGAAGGTTATGGACCTAATAAAAGGGATATAAATGGTAAAGCAAATGCTGGACTCACATTGGGAATCATAGGTACAGCACTTGGTGCATGGGCTTTATTTGGTAATAGAAGAACTGGCTTACTTGGTGGAGGACTTGGTTCTGGTCTTGGTGGTGCTAACATTAATATAAATGGTGTGGAAACTGGCTCAAGTGGTTTAAATCAACCTACAGCTTTTATGGCATGGCAGAAAGAATGTAATGACACTGTAGAGTTGCAGAAGGGTATGTATAAATGGGCTTTAACTCAACAATCTCAAAGATTCTCAGATAGGCAAACTATTGATAGTGAAATGTTTGGTCTTTATAAAACAACTAGAGATGGTTTTGATATAGTTAATGCTAACCATAATAGGGATGCCTTTAACTTATATAAGTCACAAAGAGATGGTGATGATGCTATATTGAAAGAGCTCAGTGACCTTAAGTCTCAAGTAGCTATCAATGCTGCTATAAGACCTTATCAGGATAAATTGATTCAATGTGAGATTGATAGAGCTTTCACTGCTGGAATTAATTATGTAGATAGAAAGACTTGTAATGTAGTTTATGGTCAGGTATGTCTTCCTAATGAACCAGTAGTAACAGGTTATGTAGGGGCTACTCAGTGTGGATGTCCTAGAGTAATAACTACTCCTACAACTCCTGCTTCCTAAATAATAAGAGGGGGTAATTCCCCTCTTTCCTTGTTAAATATTAATAATTAGATTATGTTTCCAGTAAATCAGGTAATACTAGGTGGAGACCCATTATTAGGCACACCTAATGTAGGTGGGAGTATAGAAGAGCAGTTGCAACTTATTGAGAAACAAAAGCAGTTACTTGAGAATGTAAGACAACAAAAGCTACAGATAAACCAACCTCAGAAATTAATATGGGATGATATAGATTCTGAAATAGAACCTATGACAGATGAACAGAAGAAGATGTTATTTCAGGATGAAGATTATGTAAGTAGTTATAATAAGCTACAATCATTGGTTCAAGCTGAGATACTTAATCTTGTGAAAGGTATGATTGAAAGTACCAATGAAGGCAAAGAGTTACTAAATACTCAACTCAAGATAGTAAAGAAACTTAAAAGTAAAATAATAGATACTACTAATAGAGAGATGGAGATGTTTAAGAAATTTAGAGAGTTTAGTAAACAGAATCCTACAATAACCTATGAAGAATTTATAAAATCAAATCTATGATAACTGTACCTGAATTATCAATGAAACTAAAGTCAGCATTAGCAATTCAAATTGACAATGTGGCTAAATCTAATCCTATGATTGGATTTATGAAACCCCTTATTACTAGGGCTCTTAATAAGAACTTCAGTAAAGTATCCAAGTTATTATATTCTATTTCTGATGAAAATGATAAAGTTGATATAGAGAATATACTACCTGAAATGATACAATCTGTAGCTAATACCAACCCCTTTGTTATAAACACACCTTTCTTGGGTGACATTAAGATAGGGGGAGGATTGATAGAGTTAAATATTCCTATGACAACTAAGGGGATAATATTTAATGAGGAGGATTTAAAGATGTTACAAGAATCAATACTCAATAAATAATAAGTATTATGGAGGAATTAAGAGTTGAAAATATGTCTGACAGGGAGTTCTTACAAAAGTTAAGAAGATACTTTAGTCAGGATGTAAGGGATAAAAGATACAGAAGAAGCTTTGATGAGTTAGAGGAATATAGTTCTTTTGATGAAGGACACTTTAATGAGTCAGATGCTAAATATATAGTATCAAAGATGTATCATATTGAAAACAACAGAAAGTATGTTGGTGAAAAATATGATATGTTTAAAGCAAAAGAAATAATAGAGAGATACAGAGGAATGTTACCTCATGATATAACTTGTGCTGATTTATATGTAGCTATTAACTCACAATACCATGATTATGCCGAACTGTTTAAAACATGGTTTGGGGATAATACTGATAATAAAGTAATAGAATCTGCAATTAACTTCTGGTTCAAGGATAATGACTGGAAGGATGGATGTAAGGTATATAAATACTTTACTGAAATTAAATAAAGTATTAGGGTGTAATGGTCCATTACACCCTTTTATTTTTCAGTAAATAAGTAAAAAGTTTAATAATAGCCAACAACTGTAATTAAACACTTTCCTATTTCAAAACTTTAAGCTAATTTTGCAGCAGTTTAGTAAACATAGGAGAAGAAGAAATATGGAAGGATTAAATGAAGAATTCATTCTATCAGGAGATGAAATAGTAGATGTAGAGAGTCTATTTACTGATAACAATGATGATGAAACACAGGTAACTCCACCTGATAAAAAGGAGAAAGAAACTAAAGAAACAGATAAAACTACTGAGGATGAAACTGTAAATCCAGATGATTTATTTAGTAATCCAGAGGGCGTAGGTAGTGAAGAAGATAATCAAGAGAAGGATAAAGAGGATACCACATCTAAAGAGGGTGGTACTTCTCCCAAAACTAACTTCTACTCTTCCATTGCTACAGCCTTGAAAGATGAGGGTATCCTCCCAGACCTTGATGATGAAATAATTAAAGGAGTTAAAACTCCAGAAGACTTTGCAGAAGCTATTGATAACCAGATTAAAGCAAGGTTAGATGAAAGACAGAGGAGGATAGATGAAGCTTTAAATGCTGAGGTTGAGCCTGATGAAATCAGACAGTTTGAGGGTGTACTTGCATACCTTGACAATATCAAGGAGGCAGACCTTTCAGATGAAACTGAGAAAGGTGAAAACATCAGAAAGAAACTTATTTTCCAAGATTACATTAACAGAGGTTATAGTAAGGAAAGAGCTCAAAGGGAAGTAAAGAAATCCTTTGATTCTGGAACTGATATTGAGGATGCCAAAGAAGCTCTTGAAGGAAATAAGTCTTACTTTACTAGTGAATACAAGAGTGTTATTGAAGAGGCTAACAAGGAAGTTGAAGCTCAAAGGGCTGCAATAAAGAAAGAAGCTGAACAATTAAAGAAATCTATGTTAGAGGACAAAGAGGTCTTTGAAGGAATTACTCTTGACAGTAATACTAGAAAGAAAGCTTTTGAAAACATCACCAAGCCTGTATTTAGAACAGAAGATGGAGAATATCTTACTACTATCCAAAAGTATGAAATGGATAATCCTGTTGAATTCAGGAAATATCTTTCAGTTCTATTCACTCTAACAGATGGCTTCAAGAATATTAATGGGCTTATTAAAGGCAAAGTAAATAAAGAAGTCAAGCAGAGCATTAAAGAATTAGAGCATACTCTTAGTAGAACTTCAAGAACTTCATCAGGAGACCTCAAATTTGTAGGAGACACTGGGGATTCTGAATCTTATATAGGTAAAGGCTTATATCTTGATGTCTGAAAATATAATTAAGTAATAAAATAAATTTAACACAAATGGCTGGTAAATTAGGTAAATTTCAAATGTTAGGCTTCCAAACTTGGAAAGGTCTGACTAGTGACAATCACCTTGGACACATTTTCCAACTGGCTCCTCAAAAAGCAACTAATCTTATGGTTCAGTTGCTTGCATATAATAGAGGTAAGTCTTTGGAAACTTTTCTGAGTCAATTCCCAACAAGAGAATTTGAAGATGATAATGAATACTACTGGGATATCATAGGTTCTTCTAGAAAAAACATTCCTCTTATTGAAGCAAGAGATGAGAATGGTGACCTTGTTGAGGCTGGTGATACTAATGTAGGTATTGGTACTTCTCCTTTCTATCTTGTATTTGGTGAAGACTGGTTTGCAGATGGAGAAATCATCTGGGGTAACTTGAATGAAGTATATCCTATGAGAGTTCTTGGTGATGCAAGAATGGAAGGTACAAATGCTGTTTATAAGGTAGAACTTATGGGTGGTATCACTGCTGGTATTCCTTCAGATAGGTTACTTGTAGGTGAAAGATTCTCTGTAGGTTTTGCTCCTGTAGAAAAAGAACTTTCTAGAAAAGTAGGTGATATTAGATTCAGTACTCCTGTTTCTATGAGAAATGAATGGACTACTATTAGAATCCAACATAAAGTAGCTGGTAATAAACTTGGTAAGAAATTGGCAATGGGTATCCCTATGGTTAGAGATGTCAATGGAAGACAAGTTAAAGACACAGCTAATACATGGATGCACTATGTAGACTATGAAGTTGAAGTACAATTCTCTGAATATAAGAACAATGCTTTGATGTTTGGTACTTCAAACAGAAATGCAAATGGTGAATACATGAACTTTGGTAAGTCTGGTAATGTCATTAAAATGGGTGATGGTATCAGGGCTCAAATGCAGGCAGCTAATGTAATGTACTATAATACATTCAGCTTGAAACTTATTGAAGATGCATTGTATGAACTGAGTGCTTCTAAACTTGATATGGGAGATAGAACTTTCATTATCCAAACAGGTGAAAGAGGTGCTATCCTTCTGCATAAAGCAATCCTTCAAACTGTATCTGGATGGAGTACATTTGTTCTTGATAATAACTCAACTAAGGTTGTAGAGAAAGTACAATCTGTATTACACAGTAATGCACTTAGTGCTGGATTCCAGTTTGTAGAGTATAAAGCACCTAATGGTGTAAGGGTTAAAATCAATGTAGACCCAATGTATGATGACCAAGTTAGGAATAAGGTAAGACACCCAGATGGTGGAGTTGCTGAATCCTACAGAATGGATATCTATGATATTGGTTCTATGGACCAACCTAACATCTTCAAATGTAAGATTAAAGGTGATAATGAATTAAGAAGTTATCAATGGGGTCTTAGAAACCCATTTACAGGACAAATAGGAAATCCTTATGCATCATTTGATGAAGATGCAGCAGTAATTCACAAAATGGCTAACTTGGGTGCTTGTGTTCTTGACCCAACTAGAACAATGTCAATTATACCTGCTATCCTTCAAGGATAATAGATTTCAATAAAAACCAATAGTAGGGAGGAGAAAAACTCCTCCCTATTTTTATTTTAAATAATAACAAAATGGGAGAAATTAATGTGGAAGAAATAGTATTAGATGATACTAATGGATTAGAGGTAAAGGAAGTAGAAGTCCAAAAACCTGTCAAAGAAGTAAAAGAAAAAGTTAAGAAACCAGTTAAAGATTCTGATGCTCCTATAAATTGCCTTAGGAATTCTAAAGTGACAGTACATTTTGTACCAAAGCTTGGTAAGATAGATAATCCAAAGCATATATTATATGGAGGAATGGCTGAATCTGCTGTAAGGTATTATACAGTTCCATTGTTAAAGTCTGGAGCTTTTACTAATGTCCTTACTAATGCTGAAAAAGCTTATCTTGAAGAGGTAATGGGACTAGAGTATAATGCTCTTAGTGTACATAAGAAAGTAGATAACTTCTGGTCAAACTACTTTGTAAGAGTTACAAAACAGGATACTTATCTTGACTTAAGTATACCAGAAGACTATATAAAATATAAGGTACTTCTTGCAAACAATGAGTATATAGCTCCTTCATTACAATCACTTGAGGATTATCCTAAAGAGACTTATCAATTTGTATTGATTGAGGAAGGTGAGGAAACTAAAAATGTTAAGAAAGAGATGTCTGCTACAATGCAGTCTTATATGGAGTTTGGTAAGGTACAGGATGATATCCATACTTTAAGAACTATTATTGAGGCATTAGATGGTAGACCAACAGCTAAAAATACTAAGATTGAATTCTTACAAGAAAGGGTTCATAAATTAATTCAGGCTGATGCCAAGACATTTATTAGAGTAATTACTGACCCTCTGTTACCTACAAAGGTACTTATTAAAAGATGTATTGAAGAGAAGTTGATAAGTAATAGAGGTGGTATGTTATATCTGCAATCAGATAAAACTCCATTATGTGATGATAATGAAGAGCCTACTTTAAATATTGCAGCTAAGTTCCTAAGCTCTCCTAAGAGACAATCATTGAAGTTTTCTTTGGAAGCTAAACTAAAAGAAGAATAATAGACTATGGACCACAGGGAATTTCTTAACAGATTTAATGTTGAATATGACAATATAATGTCAAATGCTGCCCCTGGGTTAAATGGGTATGAAATAAGTATATTCTTGACTAAAGGTCAAGATGAGATATTAAAGAACTATTTTAACCCTCTTGGTAATAAATACAAGGAGGGTTTTGATGGTTCTCCTAAAAGGCAGATAGACTTTTCAAAGATTATAAAGACAGAAGAGTTGAGGCAAGACAATGCTCCACTTAGTAAGTTGGATGATAGAAGTAAGATATTCAATATGCCTTCTGATGTCATGTTTATACTTAATGAGAATCTATATAGTCCTAGTAATAAAATCATTCAGGCAATTCCTATTTCATTTCAAGACTATCAGAGATTAATGAGGAAAGCTTATAAATATCCTCATAAATCAGGGGCTTGGAGACTTATTTCTCAAGTTAGTAGCAACATTCCTCAAATAGAGATTATTACCCCAGAAGAGGTTAATAAATACATTATGAGGTATGTAAGAGTAGTAAAGCCTATAATAGTTGAAGACTTGACTCCTTATGGAGTTACTATTAATGGTATTAGCACTGTTACTGAATGTGAGGTAGATGAAATATTGCATGAAGAAATACTTCAGAGGGCAGTAGAGTTAGCTAAGGCTGCTTATACAGGTAATCTAGAAACTAGTGTTAAATTAGGAGAAAGGAGTGAATAATGAATAACATAGAATTTAGTAATGAATTTGATGCTCTTCTTAATTCATTTGGTGATACTCCCAATATAATACTGGATGAATATGAGAAGTCAGTATTCCTTACAAAAGCTCAAGAAGGCTTGATTATTGATATCTACTCAGGTAAGAACCCTTTTAATGATAGCTTTGAGAAGAGTGAAGAGATTAGAAGATACTTGAGTAAACTTATTGAGACATATAAAACTGATACTAAGATTACTGATGTTACAGGAATTAGTAATGAATCTACATTCTTTAAAATACCTGAGGATGTATGGTTTATTACCTATGAGTCTGCTGTCTTGGATGAAAAAGAATTACCTTGTCTCAATAATAAGGAGGTCATTGTAACTCCTGTGAGACAAGATAATTTCTTTAAGATTAAAAGAAATCCCTTCAGGGGTCCTAGTAAGGACAGAATATTAAGACTTGATACTAAAGGAGATACAGTTGAACTTGTATCAACCTATAATATAGGTCAGTATATATTAAGGTATCTTTCAAGACCCAGTCCTATTATACTTATTAATCTTCCAGATGACTTAAGTATAAATGGAGTAAAGGCAGAAACAGAGTGTAAACTAAATCCTGTAGTACACAGAGCCATACTGGAAAGAGCTGTAAGATTAGCTTTGATGAGTAAGACTCAATTAACAGGTGAAAAGAAATAAAAAATAATATTTAATTAAACAAATTATGGGACAAAGTATTAACCAAGTTAGACATTTATATGTCGCAAAAACTTTAAAAAGTGGTACTAACTTACTTCCAGCTGATGCAGCAGGTTCTATTCTGCCTAAGGCAGATACAGCAAAGACTACTTTGTATTTTCAGTATATGAGCCCAGCTGGTATAGTATCTAGTGATAAAATCAATATTGATAATATCCTCTATACTAAATCAACTGCATCTGGTAAGATGGCAAAAGCTCTTGATAGATTTGAGGTAAAACTTGACTCTAATGTAAATGGTGGAGCTTTAGTAGGTGGTCAGGAGTATATCTTAAGACTGACTTTCTTACAGTTTATAGGATTGTCTGAGGAAGACCAATATCAGAAATATGGTATGGTTAAAGCTACTAATAGTATGACTGCTTCAGAGTTCTACAAACAATTGGCATTATCTCTTGCTAAAAATGTAGGTGGAGAAACTACTCCTTTAGTTAGAGTATATCTGAATAGTGCTGCTGCTGATGATACTGATGTAGAAGTAACTAAGGATACTAAAGAAGCTGATTTGACTGCAACAGACTATAATAAGATTGTTATAGAACAAGTTCCTCAAGATTGGATTCTTGGTATGATGCCTCAATCTTATATTCCATTTACAGTTGAGTTCTTATCTATTACAGTAGATGGTGATGAGGTTCATTGGGGAGTTGCTACTAAGGTGGCTTCTACTAAGACTGTTGGAAATGGTCATAATATTGCAGACCTTGAATACTTCTGCATGGGAGCTAGAGGTGACATGTATAGAGGAATGGGTTATCCTAATATAATCAAAACTACTTATTTAGCTGATGCTACTAAGGTTTATGATACATTGGATATCCACTATGCTTACATTGGCTCTAATGAATCAGTTCAGAAGTCTGAGAAAACTATCACACTGGTTTGTGAAGATGATGGTTCTCATACAGCTATGAAAAATTTGGTTGCAGCAGTTAATGATGTTGCAGGTTTGAATATAGCTGACCCTGCTTAATAAGCTAAGGTTATAAGGGGCATAGGGTTCTATGCTCCTTTTTTTTATTTAAAAAATACAAGCTATGTTACATTTCAATGAATTGAGAATAACTCCAGATAGCAAACATCTTATTATAGATGTTTCTATTGATGTGAGTGAATACTATACAGATGTAGTCCTAGACAGGATTGTAATAGACACTCAGGATACTTATATAATGAATGGTCCTAGTTCCAATCCTGTCTATGATTTTGATGTAAAAGGTACTTATTCACTTGTATATACTACTTTGGATGGAAGTCCAGAGCCAGTTTATGATGAGGAAGACAAAGAGTTCTGTTATGCTTTCTCAGAACAACCTATGAAGAGGGTTAGATTGACATTGTCTGAGAAAGACTTAGGTACACCAGTTTGTGGTAAAATGTTCTTTGTCTATGCTGTAGCTTCAGGGGAAGTATCTCCTGATACTCCATGTGAACTTAGGAATAATCAGATAATGGGTACAGTAGTAAATCTATGTCCATTCTATCAGAAGTCTATGTGTTATGTGAAGGAGCTGGCTAGAAGCTGTCAAGTTCCTAAGAATCTTATAGATTTAATATTAAGGATGAAGTCTATTGAGTTATGTGTAAAGACAGGTAATTATCCACAGGCAATTAAATTCTGGAATAGATTCTTTGCTAAAGATAGTTGTAAGTCTGTAACTTCTAATTGTGGTTGTAATGGAGGAAATTACTAAAATATCAGAACAGGCTATTGAAAGATATTTCACAGCACTGTCACAATTTGGATATAAGAACTATGAGGAAGTAGCTAAACTTATTGCCTTAATATTTATAGAGGAAGTACTTACTGAAGACTTTATAGACCTTATTACTGAAGAGGATTATAGGGCTATGATGGATGCAATGTATTGTCTTAGTGGCAGTACATGCTTAATACCCTATCCTGAATTTATTAATAATGATACTTTGTTCCATCCTATAGGTGATATATTATCTGTAAGACTAAGTGAAGTAGGCAATATAAGGACTTCTCAGGGCAATATAATAAGGATAGAAGCATAATACTTCTTTGTTACAAATAAAAACAATAAATACCTTGCTTATATAAGTAGAAATGCTTATATTTGCAAGGTATTAATGTATATAACAATTAGTAATATGAATACTTATAAAGAACTTGTTTATATGGTAGTAGATGAACTTAAATTAAGTTCAGATGATTCTACTTTTACACCTGACCATATTATATATCTATTATCAAAGTACAGACCATTCTTACTTAAACAAAGATATTCAGATATAAAGAAATCAATACCTGAAAGTAATTATCAAACTGTATGCTTGAATCTTGAGCAAGTTCCAGCTATCTCAGGTGAACCTTGTGAAGGAGGTACTTACTTAAGAAGTACTGATAAATTACCTATTACAATGAGGATTGGTAATCCAAGGGTTTATCCTATAGATTACTATCAAGGGGATATAACCTATATTAGTAGGGACAGGATGAGGTATGTAGGCTTTAATAAATATATGCAGAATATTATATACTGCTCTATTGCCCCTGATAGTTATCTCTACTTCAGGGCAAACAATCCTCAGTTCCTATATTTGGAGAAGGTAAGATTCAGTGCTGTATTTGAAGATGCTCTTGCAGCTTCAGATTTAGAATGTACTGAGAATGGTGAAATATGTGATATAATGGATAGAACCTTTCCAATAGAAGATGCTTTAGTTCCTCCCTTATTAGAACTTGTGACTAAAGAATTAAGAGGTCCAGAATATTCACCCTCTGATGAAAAGAATGATGCTAATGATAACTTAGATGAAGTAAGAGTTGATGGAAAGTCTTAGAGAGTTTAGAAGAAGAGTTTGTAATGTAAATCATCCTGAACATTATAGAATAAATAACTCACTTGGGGTCTATGATGCCTATAAGTGGATTAGGAAGAATAAGTGGTTTAATATAGGAAGACCACTAAAAGAAAAGGAATTCTATAGTATAATAAGGTCAGTCAATCAGTACTTATGTGATTATATTGCTTCTGGAGAAGAGGTAATCTTGCCCCAGAAGATGGGTATAATAAGTATTAGGAAGAGGCTAAGAAACATAAGGATAGATGAGGATGGTAAAATATATAGTAATTTACCAGTAGATTGGGAGAGTACTATAAAGCTATGGTATGAAGATAAAGAAGCTTATGAAAGCAAGACTTTAGTTAGAGTGGATGAGAAAGAAATATTCAGAATATACTATGATAAAGTCAAAGCCAACTACAACAATAAGTCTTTCTATGAGTTTAGCTTTAATAAGGATTTGAAAGTAAAATTAAAACAAAAGATAAAGGAAGGAGTAGTAGATGCACCACTCCTTAATGTAAAGGAGAAATTAAAATGGTAAGACAATTTGAATATATAAGTATTAAAGAAATCCTATCAAGGTTATTAAGACATCCTCTTCTTTCAGATTTAAATCTTGAGTCTGCTATACAATATACAGTAGACTTCTTAGGTATAATGGGATTACCTGCTACTTATATAGAGAAGATAGAAAAAGTAGATATAGATAACTACAGAGGGATGTTACCATGTGACTTGGTTTCTATTAATCAAGTAAGGACTAAAGACCATATATACCTTAGGTCAATGACTGATAACTTCAATGGTACTGATAAACATCATAAAGGAGAATATACATTTAAGACTCAAGGTAGGATTATATATACATCCTTTAAGGAAGGAATAGTAGAAATAAGCTATAAAGCTATGGCAGTAGACAAAGATGGTTATCCTATGTTGCCAAGTGAGCCACAGTTCCTAAGAGCACTTGAGTTATATATAAAGAAACAATGGTTTACTATATTGTTTGATATGGGTAAAATATCACCAGCAGCTCTTCAGAATACCCAACAGGAGTATGCATTTGCAGCAGGTGCATGTAATAATGCCTTTATGATTCCTTCTATAAGTGAGATGGAATCTATCACTAATATGTTTACACAGTTAATACCTAGATTCAATGAATTCAGAAATGGATTCAAGAGAGAAGGTGATAAAGAAAATTTAAGAATACATTAATATGGCAATTAAACAGGAAATGCACAGTATCAAAGGTATTCAAAGAGACCTTACTGTAAGTAAGTTCAATCCTGAATATGCCTTTGATGCTAGAAATATAAGAATAACTGCAAGGGATAATACTACTTTACTTTCAGTTACAAATGAAAAGGGTACTAAAGAAATACCCTTAAGTGGTCCTATAAATGGTGAGTTACTTGGGTATTGTGTATTAAATAAATATGCTACTTTATTTACTAAAGGTGATAAAGACTATATATATAGAATAGAAAAGAGTAATGATAACTATGAGTTGGTTACACTATTTTCAGGTAACTTAGGCTTTGAAGGTAGAATAGAGACTTTAGGCTTTTATGAGACTGAGGATATACAAAAGGTATATTGGGTAGATGGTAAGAATCCCACAAGGTACATTAATATAGTAGCTACTAATACAAATTATACTTCAAGTAGCTTTGACTTTGCTCCTGAGGTTGAGTTAAGAGATGAGTTGTATGTAGAGACTTTGGATAATGGAGGTTCATTTCCATCAGGAGTAGTACAATATGCTTTCTCCTATTTCAATACTTATGGAGCTGAAACTAATATAGTAAATCAGTCCCCTTTATACTATACTCATATAGGAAATAGAGCTGGTTCTCCTGAAGAAAGTACATCAAACTCCTTTAGGATATATATAAGGTATCCAGATTATTCCTTTGAGTATATAAGACTATATTCAATATTCAGGACTAGTATAGATGCCACTCCTACTGTAAAAATAGTAACTGATATTAAGTTGGATAAAGATTTATATGCTGAGTACATTGATACCAATACATCTGGAAGTATAATAGACCCTACAACCTTATTATATGTGGGTGGAGAGTCTATAGTTGCAGGTACTATTACACAGAAAGATAATACAATGTTCCTTGGTAATCTGGAACTTAAAAGAGACACTTCTATTAAAGAAGTACAAGAGTTGATAGATAAGAACAGGGATAATTCATTTACATTTATAACAGAAGGAAGTAAGAGACTATTAGAATATACTCCAAATAATATATACAATTATACTACACAGCTTAAACTGGACTCAAGTTCTATCTCAACATTTAAAACAGGAGAAACTTATAGGGTAGGTATCCAAGGTCAATATAAGACAGGTAGATGGTCTGATATTCTTTATATAGATGATTATACTATTACTAGGAAACCTAACATGCAACTTTTCTCAGGTATATCTGGAGAGGTAGAAGGTTATGATGTATATCTTACAGTACTACTTATAAATCTGCCAGATGAAGTTCATAGGAAGTTGGGTGAATTAGGTTATAAGAGAATCAGGTCTGTGGTAGTTTATCCAACTGGAGTAAACAGAAGTATTGTATGTCAAGGAATAGTTTGTCCAACAGTAGATAGATATTCTACTTCAGATACAGCAGTATATTCATCTTGGTTTGCAAGACCATTCTTATCCTTTAATAAGGATAATCCTCCTGGGGGTAATGTTCCTGAAAGGACTAAGAAGGATGCACTTTATGGCAGTTATGCAGAATTTATGGATGGATACTCATTAGACAAGGTGAACAGAAGTACTGAGTTTGGTATGGCATTCTATTATAATAGTGGTGACCCAGCTTTATTAGATATTGAGAATGGACTATTTGTAGTAAACTCTCAAGTAGTTACATTACATTCACCTGATATAGACTTTACTGATTTAATACTAAGTGACAATAATCTTAATTTTAGGATAGTAGGTTATGCACAGTTAAATAACTGTTTATCTTCTAGGGAAGTAGTCACTTCTACAGTAGGATTAAACCCTAAGGATTCAGGATTTTATGATAGGACTCCTACACCACATATAGCTTATCCATTTAATAGTGAATCTTACATACTGTCTGGAGGAAGAATGCTTATATCTGGTATAAACTGGTTTGCTTCCCCAGTGAAGGATGAAAATAACTCAGATATAACCAAAAGGTATGACAGTAAAAGATTAGGGTGGCTAATAAGTCCTTGGATGCCTAATGATGCTATTATTAATAGTGGACAAAGTGGTAATACCAAGCCAACTATGTTACAGTATAATAGGTTATCTAACCTTAGATACTCAGCCCTTACTTCATACTTTGATAATAAGTATGAATATAGTTCCTCAGAACTTACAGGAGTAGAGATATTCAGCTCAGATAGCTTGGATATATTAAAGATTGATAATCTAAAGGAAGGTGCTAGTTCAAAGATTTACCATGGTAATACTGATTTAGTTTTAACACCTCCATCAGCTATGACATCTGCTACAAATGAATATGAGGGATATACTAAACTTGTAACAGCCTTAACTGACTCTGAGGAGAATGACCCTAGTATAAGTTCTACTGAGGAACTATATACAGATGGTTTTTATCTAATATCAAGACTTAAGATTACAGCAAATGCTCCTAAATATTTTAATGCTCCTACATCTATCAAATATAAGTCTACACCACATGCTGTGTTTGGTTTTAAAGATAAGGACAATAAGCCTACCATATTACCTGATAATGGTAATAACCCTGGCTCAATAATAGGAGAACCAGGAGTCTATGTAAATCAGAAGATGATTACAGAGAAGAATGTAGATAAAGCTGATGGATTGTGGATTGGTGAGTTATATAGAACTGTAGACAAGGATATTATATTTGGAGGTAAAACTGAAGAAGCTCTATCTAGTAATAGATGGGTAGTAGGAGGTAGTCCTACCACTATATGGAATAGTATTAGATTGGATGAAGGAGATACTTACTTTCAAAGATATGACTGTTTAAAGACATATCCCTTTACTTTTGAAAGTCAGAACAGTATTACTGAGATAGTATCATTTATGTGTGAAACAAGAGTTAATATAGATGGGAGATATGACAGAAACAGAGGTAATGATAATAACCTGACTGTATCTCCTGCTAACTTTAACCTTATTAATAAAGCATATAGTCAAAGAAACACTTTCTTCCCTCAGTCTTATTTAAGGAAAGATTTGTTTAATACTTCCAGATTTCCTAATAGTGTTACATGGAGTCTTGAAAAGCATATTTCCTCTATTGTAGATGAGTGGACTAATATTACTATGACTTCTACCTTAGACCTTGATGGAGATAAAGGAGAGATAGTATCACTCAATACTTATAATAATGAGATATTCTGTTTTCAGGAGACAGGACTGAGTAATATATTATTTAATTCAAGAGTCCAGATACCTACTTCTGATGAAGTACCTATTGAGATAACTAATGGATTAAAGGTAGGAGGTAAGAGGTATGTAAGTAACAGTATAGGTTGTGATAATAAATGGACTATTGCTGAATCTCCATCAGGTTTGTACTTTATAGACACCTCTACTAATTCTATTTATCTCTTCAATGGTCAACTTTCATCCCTCTCAGATAAACTTGGTTTTAGAGAGTGGGTAGGAGAAAATATAGATAAGTCATTTATTACATTCTATGATAAGAATAATAATGATGTATATTTTACTGGAGACAAAGAATGTCTTTGTTATTCAGAGTTACTAGGACAGTTTACTTCCTTTATGAGTTATGAAGGAGTTCCTGCTATGTTTAATATAGGAAGTGACTTCTTCTCTATTAAGAACAATAAGTTATGGAAGAACTTCTCAGGAGAGTATAATATGTTCTATGATTCATTTAAACCTTACTCTGTGACAGTAGTGGCTAATGCAGATGAACCTTATGATAAAGTATTCAATACTATTGAATTCAGAGCTGATTCATGGGATGGTAATACATTGATAAGTGATAAGACTTTTGATACTTTAGAGGTATGGAATGAATATCAAAGTGGTAAATCAGTGTTAAATAATCAAATAGGCAATCCTTCAAGTTTAAAGAAGAAGTTTAGAGTATGGAGGGCTAATATACCAAGAGACTCTAAGAATCCTTTAAACAGGATTAGGAATACATGGGCTTATGTAAAGTTGGCCCAAGAAGATGAGAATAATAAATATAGAACAGAGTTACATGATATAATGATTCATTATTCTATATAGTATTTAGTCAGGCTAGATAATTAAATTGGTTATCTAGCCTTTCTTTTTTTATTTATACTATTGCCTCAATTAAAAAGTTTTATTATATTTGCAACAAAATTAATTATGTTATGACTAAGAAGAAACATAAAAGAAGTAGTACTCCAATAAGAAGGAATAATTACTTCAATATAGCAGATTATCCATATAATGATTACTTGAATCTATATGATGATGGAGGCTTGTTGGCATTATTAAAGAATGCTAATGAAGCTCTTGGGAAGTCCAGTATAGTAGAAAGTCTGGGTGGAATGGAAGCCTTAGGTGGTATGAGTGGTATAGGAGGTCTTGCTAATAATATTGCTACTGGAGTAGGAGGATTAATAAATCCTAATGGTAATACTACTGGAGTAGGAAGTGCAATGCAGTCTATAGGTAGTTTAGCTAGTAATATTCCTGGTGTTGGTGGGGTAATAGGAGCTGGGTTAAATATGGTTGGAGGTTATGTTAATGCTGCTTTTGGTAGTAAGATTAATAAGGAGTTTGTAAATGCAACTCAAGACAAAGCAGCTGAACAATCCAACTATGTATCAGGGGCTACTACAACAGACCAATTAATGGGAGACTGGACTAATATGGACAGTTTAGACCATGTAACCAAGTCACAAGTTGGTTCTGAGGGTTGGTTCAGTAATAAAGCAAAGAAGAAGACTAAACAGTTAAATAAGCAGATTGATGAAGCTAATTTAAGGTCTAGATTATCTATATATAATACTGCTGATAATATCAATGAAAGCAATGAATTTAATGCATTAGCTAATTATAGTGCTTATGGAGGTCCTATAAACATGTTATATTCAGGAGTTATGTCTCCTTTTGGTAATCAGTTTGGTGATGGTGGAGATATACATATCAAGAAAGCCAATAGAGGTAAGTTTACTTCATATTGTGGTGGTAAGGTTACATCTGAATGTATAGCAAGAGGTAAAAGAAGTAGTAGTCCTGCTGTAAGAAAAAGGGCTACCTTTGCTCAAAATGCAAGAGGTTGGAAGCATGCTAATGGTGGTAATTTATTAGCTACAGGAGGAAAAAGGGTAGACTTTACTAAATATAAACCAATCTACAATAGAGGTTTCAATCCAGCTTATATGAATCAAGTTCAAGATTCTTTGATAGCAAGAAACTTCCCACAAGCTACTAGAGCTGCATTTTTAGCTAATATATTACATGAGTCAGGAGGAGACCCTACTAAAGTAGGACCTGGTGGATTTAAAGGTATAATTCAATGGGGGAAAGACAGGTATCCAAAAAGTGAAAACTTGGGAAACCAGATTCACACTATGATTGAAGATGCTTTAACACCTAAGTCTCCCAACTGGAGTGATGGAGGAGGAGGTCAACCCACTATAAGTAAGCTTGAAGATGGCTATAAAAAGTTTTGGGCTGAAGAAGACCCTTATAATGCAACATTATACCTTACTAAGGGCTATGTAAGACCTAGAGATACTAAAGCAAGAACAAATAGGGCTAAGGAAGCTGTAAATATAGTAGATAATATGAAGTCCCTAGGAGGTAATTTAAACACTCATGGAGGTAACTTTCAGAATGGAGTTATTGTAGTTGATGAAGGAGGAACTCATGAACAGAATCCTAATGAAGGTATTCAAATGGGAGTGGATGAACAGGGTATTCCTAACTTAGTTGAAGAGGGTGAAGTTGTATTTAATGACTATGTATATAGTAATAGAATGAAAGCTCCTAAATCAATGAAAAATAAATATAAGTTTAAGGGTAATACTTTTGCTGATGTTGCAAAGAACATTCAGAAAGAAAGTGAAGAAAGACCTAATGACCCAATAAGTAAAAGAGGTCTTCAAGCCAATATGGGAAGGTTAGCTCAAGAACAGGAGGGTATAAGAATGAAAAGAGAATCCAATAAATATGCAAGAGGAGGTAGATTAGGTAGGCTATTTGATGGTGATGGAGAAGAAGAAAACATGATGCCTAGGGCAAGAGCTAAAAGGGAAGGCTATGAAGTAGATGATAAAACCTATACTAATATACCTATTCCAAAAGAAACCAAATCATCAGAAAGACCTACTTATATGAGATATGCACCTATCATAGGTAGTGCTATTTCTGCATTCCAAGATATATTTGATAAGCCTGATTATAGTGGTCCTGAGGCTATTAGAAGGGCTGGTAGAAATACCAGTATGACAAGATTTGCTCCTGTAGGACAATACCTGACATATAGACCTCTGGACAGAGATTACTATATAAACAAATTAAATGCAAGCTCAGCAGCTACTAGAAGAGGTTTATTAAACACTTCTGGGGGCAACAGGGCTGCAATGAGTGCTGGACTACTTGCTGGTGATTACAATTATAATCAAGGCTTAGGAGATTTAGCTAGAAAGAGTGAAGAGTATAATCAGGCTCAAAGGGAAAGAGTAGCTGGCTTCAACAGACAGACTGACATGTTTAATAGTGAAGGTGCAATGAAAGCTGATGCTCTGAACATGCAGAGAGATGAGATGAACCTAAGGGCTGTAATGGCAGCTGAGCAAATGAAAGAAGGACTTGAAAACAAGTATTATAACAGAAGAAGTAATAATATGACAAGTTTACTTCAAGGTCTTGGTGATATAGGTTGGGAAAATAGTCAGGCTAATTGGTTGGATACTTTAGCTAAGAGAGGTGTATTAAAGATGGATACAAGAGGTGTAGATACTACCAGTGGTACAAAGTTATGTAAAGGTGGTAAGTTAAGAACTAATAAGAGGAAAGGATTTACTTATGGCTAATTATTCATTTACTTCTAATGCTAGGTTCAGACCATTTAGTTATGCTGAAATGCTACAACCTCTTCAAGCCTATACTAATGAATATAATACTATTGAAGGAGAAATAGGGCAGTTAGGTGAACAGGCTGATGTATTTAAATCATTAGCTAATGAACAGACTGACCCTATTGCCTATGCACAATATAGAAAATATGCTGATGACCTTACTGCACAGGCAGAAGACCTAGCTAAGCAAGGTTTGACTCCTACAAGTAGAAAGTCTTTAATAGGAATGAAGAGAAGATATAGGTCTGAAATAACCCCTATTGAAGAGGCTTATAAGAGAAGAGCTGCTGACATTGAGGCACAGAAGAAAGGTGGCTCAGGAATGATTTACAGTAGAAGGGCTTCTACTACTAGTTTGGATGATTATTTAAAGGATAATGCTTTATCTTATGAATCTTATAGTGGTAAAGATATACTAGCTCAGACTGCCCAAGCAGCTTCAAATCTTCAAAGAGAACTTAGAAATTATACTATTACAGGAACTCCTGACCCATATACTAATGCTTTCTTAAAGCAATATGGTCTTAGTGCCAGTGAAGTATTACAGGCTATCAATAACCCATCTGACCCTAATAGTTCAAAGGTTTTAAGTGCTATTACAAACTCTGTATTGGAATCTACTGGAATACCTACTTGGGGTAATCAAGAAGCTTTAAATCAAGCTATGGGTTATGTAAATCAAGGATTATTCAGTGCTATTGGCAGGGATGAAGTAGCTCCTATAGAAGACTATATGGCTAGAATGACTGCTAAAGGAGCTGGTGCTTCTCCACAGACTAAAGGAATAGCTGTTAATTATATTAATAGATTCTCTCAGAAAGAAAAAGAAGAGGCTCATGATAACCTGAATAAATTCTCAAAATACTTCTATAAAGATGAATATGGAAGAACTAAAGTAAACCAAGATGGAATGAGAGAACTTAAAAAGGAATATTTCAATCCAGGAAATAGAGGTTATGCAGGAAGTGAGGATTATTATAAACCAGTATCTTCAGAATTTAGGAGATTCCTAAATAGTATAGGAGCAGATAAATTAAGTGAGAATGACCTTAAGCCAGGAAATCTAGGTAGATTGTTTGAGCAGTATGAGAAGCAGAATAAATCAGCAAAATATGATGCTTACAAAGATACTGAGGTTGAGTATAGATATACTAAGGATGAGCAAGAACCTATGAAGAAAGCTATAGTTACATTCTCTGAAGGACTTCCTTTGAGGGGTGTTGATTATGGTAAAGGAGGAAAGTCCATTGAGCTTAATAATGATGAATTAGACCTTGGAGATTTGCTTAAGGATGATTACTCTGTTTATAGTACCAGACTGACTGAACTTGGTACTACTGTCATGATACAGGATAAAAAAGAAGGAAAGACTAAAAGATACCTGCTTCCTTCCATAAATCCTTTACAAGAGACTAACAGGGATAATGAAATGAAGAAAGCTAAATTCTACCAAGATGCAGCTGTAAATGGTCAATATAAAGATGGAGATGGTAATATAGTAAAGATAGATACTCCTGAAAAACTAGCTGAAGTCTGGAATAAATATCATGAGGCAGTACAGTCTGCTGTATTCTATCAATCTCAGTTAGGTTTAAGTAATAAACTGGAAGACCAAAAGTTTACTCCAGTTGCACAATAATAATAGTATGGCAAAGAAAGTAAAAGACATAGATATAACAAAGACAGGACCTTTAGGTTTTAGACAACTTCAAGGTTTAAATGAGACTCAGGGTAAAAACTTAGACCCTGAGTTTCTAAAGTCACTTGATGCTATAGACAAACAATTTCCAACTATATCTCAGGGCAACCCTTTATATACTGCTAGACAGGAAGTAATGTCTCCACTAGCTGGAAGTAATGTTGGCTGGGGAGAAAGTATGTTTGATGAACCTAATGCTGGTCAGGAGAAGTTTAATAGATTGGCAGATGTCAGGGCTAATAACCAACCTTGGTTTGCACAGTTAGGAGCTGGTGTTGCTAAGGGAGCTGTTCTTGCAGGTACTACTTTTGTTGATGGTATTGGTGGTACTATAGTTGGAGCTATTAATGCTATAGGTGAAGGAAAGTTCTCAGCATTCTGGGATAATCCATTTAGTCAGGCTATGAAGGAAGTCAATGACTTTTCTGAGGAATTCATGCCTAATTATCTGACTGAAGAAGAGCAAAGAAACAATGAAAGTGGTGAATGGTATAAAAATGTATTTACAGCTAACTGGTGGGGTAATAGCTTTATTAAGAACCTTGGTTTCAGTGTAGGTGCTTTCTATAGTGGTAGTGTAGTTTCAAAAGCTCTTCAAAATGCTCCAAGACTACTTAAAACTGTAACTGGTTCAGTGATTTCTGCTATCAATGAAGGCAAGATAGAAGCATTAAATAATGTCACTGATTGGTATGAACTTGAGAAGCAGAAGCTTGATGATAAATACCAGCAACAGTTAGAAGGCATCAGGGCTCAGTATAGTAATACTGAAATGTATCCCCAGTTATTAGCTGAGGCTAGAGGTACTTATGAACAAAGCTTAGCTAAGTTACAAGAAGACAGGGCTAAGGTTGGTAATGTTGACCTAATGCTTAATATACCTATCCTTACTGCATCTAACTGGTATATGTGGGGTAAACTGTATGGTGGAGGAGCTAATACTGCAATAAGAAGTAGTAACCTAGCCTTAAAGGATGGTAAGTACTTAGCCAATGTACCTAAGCATAAAATCATTACAGGTCCTCTTAGTGAGGGTATGGAGGAAATAAACCAGAAGATTGCTGCTACAATCCCTGGCTTAAAGTATGGTTCTGAAGTTGAGAACTTCTATATGTCCAAATGGGACCCTGAGGCAGCTGAGGATGTACTTGGTTGGACTAAAGCTACTATGAAAGGAGTCTCTGAGACTTTATCAGACCCATCTTCTTGGGAAGAATTCACTATTGGAGCATTAACTGGTGCAATGGGTATGCCTCAATTCAGAAGTCCTAGGAGTAATGAAGGAGGTTGGAGAAGCCCTATTACTATAGAAGGTGGTATCAGAGGAGAGATAAAGGACTATAGGGAAGATGTGGAAAGAACCCAATCAATGGTAGACAGGCTTAATGCAAGGATAGAAGACCCTAACTTCAGGAACTATTATCAGGGACTTATAAGACATACCAAGTTCCAGAATGATATGGATAAAGCTGCCATAGATGGTAAGATATATGATTATAAGAATGCAGAGGATTCACAGTTAATATCAGACATTATAATGTTTGACAATGCTGGAAAGCTTAGTGACTACAGACAGTTTGTAGAGGATGCTTATGATACTTCTGATGAGAATATACAGGCTATTATACAAAACACTACTGATGAAAATGGTAATGGTCCATTCTCAGAGAATGGAAATCCTTTAAGTAAAGAGGAAATTATAGAGAAGCTGACTAAGGCAAAGGATTCTATGCTTAATACTCTTAATGATTATAAAAAAGTAAAAAGGAGTGTAGTAGAAAAATCCAAAGGTATTCTTAATGATGACCAGGTGGAAGAGCTGACTTGGTTGTCTACTAAAAGTGAAGCCTTTAAGAATAGATTCAATGAGGCAGCTACAGAAGTAAGGCAAGAGCTTGGAATGATAGCTGCTGAAATAGAATACAGACATCCTGATTTAAAGAATCTTTCAACTTCTCTAAGGGAGTTATTAGGGCAGAATAATGAAGTTCTGGCAGCTATATTAGGAAGTCCAAAGGAAGCTGGTAATGTAAAGATGATAGAAACCCTGTCTAAACTCATTAGGGAAGAACATGGTTTAGATGGTATAAATCTAGCTGAGAAACTGGAAGACTTGCCTAAACTTGCTAAAGCTAAGAATGCCTATAATGCACAATTTACTAAGTATATAAATGATTTCCTGAAATTACAGGAAGACATGGATAATGCTAATGAAGCTATAGCTGATAGGGAAGAACAGTTGACTAAAGCTAAAAGACAACAAGCTGTTGATGAGGCAGTATCTTTCTCACAACTTCAGGAGATGGAACAAGAAGCTCCTCTTGAAGATGATATATTGTCTAATAGTAAGAACAGTATTGCAAAGGACTATAAGAAAGCTAAGAAATTTAAAGTGGAAGCTGATGCCATTATTAATGGTTCAGCTGAATTCAATGATGAAGAGAAAGCAGCTTTACATAATCTGGTTAATCAAAGATTTACAGAGGAAAGCTCTTTAAGTGACTTATTGAATCCACAACTTCTTACTGAAACTTCAGATGAAGTTGCAGCACCTTTGACACAGGCATTAGCTGCTATTGTGGAAGAGGCTGCATATAGAGTATCAACTGACAAGACCCCTGATATACCTGATGTAAAGGATAATAAGGATAAACCAACTGTAGATGATAAAAAGACAGGAAGTGATGATACACCTACTGTACCTACTAACAGTACAAAAGTTTCTCCATTAAAGACTATACTAGCCAATTCAATAGATAAGGAAACAGTTGAAAATCTTATAATGCCTAAGATAGATGAGGTGGAATCCCTTACTAAAAAGGCTATAGAGACTAAAGATGATTCTGATATTGAGAAGGCTAATGTTTCATTAAATGAACTTATAGGACTTATAGAAGGATTACCTGAAGCTGGTGATACTAAATTCAGGGAATCCACTGATATAGCTTTACAAGAGCTCTACAAGAGAATACCAAACATAAGCCCTGCTACCCAAGAAGGTGAGGAATTAAATAGTATATCCAGAGACTCTGAGAATGAAGAAATAAAAAGGGATGAAAAAGGAAAATACAACTTCTATAGAAGTGATTTGACTGAACATACTATCCCATCATTCAATGATGGAACACTAGTACCTTTTATAACAGAACATCCTGAATATAAGGAAGTATATAATAAGATTGAATTTGATTACATTAATAAAGGAAATGTAAAAGAAGGAGATACTATACATCTTAAACTAGAAAAGGTAGGTGGTTATAATGTAGTCTTTATGCTTCATGATGGACATATAGTAGGAGTACTTCCTACTGTAAACAGGAAAGAATATAGAGGAATAAAGACTGTAAATGAAAGGTTGGCTAAAGGTGAGGATGTAACTGTCACTGTTTCTAAAATAATGCTTGGTAAGTTCAAATATGACAAATCAAGGACTCAATCAGTTAAAGATGTAGCTGGCTTAGAAGCAAGTGTAATGCTTGGTGTAATGAAGCCAGTGGCTATGCATCCTACATTAGTTACTAATAGTGATATAGCTACTGAACCAGTATTTGATGAATTACATGCTGATGGTAAAGTATACCTATTATTGAAGAATAGTAGAGGTACTTACAGCCCTAAATTATTAAGGGTTAAACACTTTAATAATGAAGAGTTTCCATTAGAGACTTTAAGGGATACCAATAATACCAGAGCTAAGAAGATACATTCAATACTTGACAGACTTAGTAAGGTTGATAACCCTGATGAAGTTACAGACTTATTTAAAGAACTTGGAAGAATAGTACATTTAGGTAGTGATTTCCACATGAACTTGGTTACAATGGAAAATAACCTAGTACTTTCTTTAAGAAGTGATAAGGTAGGCAGAGCCAATATAGTAGTAGAAAAAGGTGGTGCTGGTGTTATGTATGTTGACCCAACTCAGGGTATTACTACTAATCCAGTAGTAAGGACTGAACCTTCTGTTATATATAACAGTTTATTGGATTATCTTTATAAAGTCAATCCTCCATTTGCTATAAAGGCAAATGAAATAAATAAGGGTAATTATAATAAGGAGTTACTTGATGATGATATATTATATACTCACCTTACTAATGCTGAAATGGCTGGTAGTTGGTTTACAACTTCTTGGTATGATGATGCTGGTGTAGAGCAGAAAGCTGTTAATCCAAAAGGTACATTCAGTATCAAACCTAGACAAGGAACTAGACTGACTGTAGGTGGAAAACAGTTCTATGTTGATAAGGGAGTAATATATGATGTAAATGAAAATGAAGTAACAGAAGATACTCAACTTATTAAGGATTTAGCTTATGTAATAGAGAATTATGGGGACAGACTCAATGGTGTAAATATGGATAATGGTAAGATATTATTACCATCTGGTAGAGCTTTGAATGTAGTTACACAGAAATATCTTGATGAAGCTGAGACCAAGAATCTAAAAGATACCCTTGAAGGAAGACCTACAATGGTACAAAAAGCTCAGGCTACCTTAAAGAAATTGGGTGAAGACCAGAAGAAAGTTAAAAGGTTAGATAATAATAGACCTGATACTTCCAATGGGTCATATATGATTCTTGAAGAAGATGGTCAGTATCATAAGTATCAAAGAGTCCATGCAGTTATTGGTAGTAACTGGAATACTGAGTTTAGTGATAAGGGAGAATCTCCTGCACTTAAATGGGGTAGTCTGGTAGATGACTTAGCTAGGGACTTCTTTGCTGGTAAAAATATAACAAGACCTGATGGAATGTCAGAAGTAGCCTTTAACACTTTAATAAGTAAATTAAAGGAAACTAAAGCTAAACTTGAAGCAAGAGGTGAAAAACTGGCAGTAGACAGAGTGGTAGTATTCCATAAATATGAGGATGGTACTAGAGTAGCTGGAGAGCTTGATGCCCTAGGATATAATCCTACTACAGGTACATTCAGTATATATGACTTCAAGACTAGTAAGAGGTCATTCCATATAGCTGGAAATAAAGTGGATACCTATAGGACTGTATGGCATAAAGACCAAAATAAGAGTGATATGGAGCAACATACTTTACAGTTAAGTGCTTATAAGAACTTATTTGATTCATCTTATGAAAGTGCTATAAGTGGAATAGCTATTATGCCATTTGTAATTAATTACACCACTAAATCATTGACATCTCTTACAGCAGAAAGAGGTATACCTTTAACATATAATCCTAATACTCCTGTTAAGACTGTCAAGCCAGTAGAGCCTTTAGCTCCACCTGTTACAGACCATACTAAGGAGGTTTTAGACCCTAAACCTATTGAAGGTGACAAAGGTACTACTTCTTACTTTGAGCTCAATGGTGAGGTTGTAACAGCTCCTACACAGCTTATTGGCACAATAGGAGGTTATGAGGTAAGAATGTTTAAAGAACCTGTACAGACTAGAGGTCTAGGTCAAGACTTAACTACCTTATATAACTACTATGCTATCTTCCCAAATGGCTATGCCTTCAAGTTTGAGGGTATGTCCTTACAGAATTTGGAAGATGATAAAGCTAAGTCTATGATATTAACAGCTCTTCAGGGCAATCCTGCCAGAGTAAAGCAATTATCAGAGCTTGCTACCAAAGTGGGAGAATATAATAAACCTGATAAGAAGTCTAAGTTTCAAGATGCTGCAAGATTATTGGATAGTACTAATAAGAAAGTAGGTGAGACTAATGATGTAGAAGTAGGTGAGACACCTCCTGTTGTAACTCCTCCTAAAGAGGTCAAGTCATCTATTGATAACTCACCATCCTTAGTTTGGAATCAAACTTGGGATAAACTAGGTGATGATATGCAACAACTACTGGAAATAAGTGGTTATGATGCTGAAGCTTGGGATAAGATATCCCCAGAAGAAAGAAAAAGTGCTTTAGACTGTTTAGGAGTTTAAGTAAATAAAAAAAGGAAGACTTAAAAAATCTTCCTTTTTTTTTTGTGTTTATTTATACCATCTTGCAGGCTCTTCTGGATTGAATGCATTTACTATCTGCTTTCTAAAAGGAAGTAAATCAATTAAATCCTTTTCAGCAACAGTATAACCTTTATACATACCCCTTTCTACTTCCTTGGTATAGACATCATCCTGTATAATAGAAACAGGGTTAACCAAATCAATAAGATTCCTTATCTTTTGAAGGGTACTTAAAGCTGCAAATGGGCTAGTGAATAACCTCTTACCTTCATCAAGCATAGTACCACTAGGCAGTAAAGCTCCCATATCAGTCCTTAACCTTAATGCAGAATAAGATGCCAATCTGACTGCCCAAGGTCTGCTCTTATCATCTTCACCCATTCCATGTAATGCCACAATAAGAGAATATAAAGCCCAGTAAGTAGCTATCTCTGCAAGACCCTTCTTAATGTTGGCTTTCTCTATATGGGATAAATTATTCCATTCACTTACTATACTAAATTCAGAGTTCCTTATATCTTTATAAGACTGTACCATAAATCTAGCCATAGTTTGGAAATACCCTTCTGTAAAGTCCTGTAAATCAAAGTTGTACTTACCTCTACCAAATCTAGCTAACCACATAGGTCTCATCCAATTTCTGAACATCATTACTAGTCTACCCATAGCAATATGTTGCAGAGCATTTTTATCCTCACTGTTATATATACCATATAACATGTTTTCAATAGCTCTTATCTTGTTACTGAATCTGATGATATCATTATTAGTGAATTCACTTCCATCCATTTTAGTAGCTCCCTGTTTAAGCTGTAACTTAGCTCCAAGTTTCTTATTTCCTCTTTCCAAAGGAACTACTTCTAAAGCTTCCCATAGGTTGGTCTGTCTTCCATCAAGTAACATAGGCATTCTTTTAGCAAGAGCTATAGCAATTCTATGCTGTGTATAATGGTCTCCTGCCTGAGTAGTAAAGAATAAAGCATTCTCCCCAAGTAACCTTGAAGCCCAAGTCTTTTTATTAAAGTCTATATTTCTTATATGTTGTCTGAAGTCTTGTGGGACATTAAATAACTCACTGAATAATGCAAGTTTACCTGTTTTAATCCTATTACCTATCTCACCAAGATATTCACCAATATAAGCTCCATATTCTTTGTCAGCATAGGCAAGTTCTTTTACATTAAAGAATCTTCCAGAGATAGCTTCAATATCACTCATCACTGCATTTTGCAATAAGTTGGCTGAACCTGTCAAAGGACTTAATGCAGTAGTACTTAAACTGGTAAGTTTATTCAAGAAATTAGCACCCTTTCCTATATCCATACCCCATAATTGACCTTCATCTTTCATGTGTATTCCATAGACTTGCATTCTTAAGAATGTATCAAGCTTCTGGAAGAACAAAGCTTCTCCTCCTCTTTTAGTCAGTGCATTGCTGATATCCCTGCCTAATACCTTAAATCTTTCAATCTTAGGTCTTTTACCTTCTGTTTGAGTTACTTTTCTTTCAGCTAATAGTAATCTTCCTACTTCCAGAGCATCTATTACTTCATTCATAGCATTGTAGTCATTAGCCATAGCTACATAAGCTATCATTGAAGAAGCTGCATCTAATGATAAATCATTCATATCTGAGAGTTTTCTGGTATAATATACAGGTAATCTAAGTACTTCATTACCTTCAAAGTCCATAATGGCACTTTTATCTACCCTATCAATATCATCTTCTCTCCTAACCAGATTATCCTTCATAGACTCCCAAAAGTATTTGAACTTATTACCACTTTGTCTCATTCTGTCTATAAAGTCCCTTCTTATCTGAGGAGCTAAATTAACAGGAGGATTATAAAGCATAGCATCATGTTGCTCCTTTATATCCATCATGAAAGCATGATAGCTTTTCTCTGCATCATTCAACCTTTCAAAGGCAGGATTGGTATATAATTCTTCTTTAGGAACTCTCATATTATTACTATCCCTATAGGTATTTCTATTATACCAATCAGCTATTTCTTTATTCTTTCTTACTAGTTCCTCTCCATCAGGATTCTCACCATATTTCTCCTCTAGTCTAGTAAAGAGTTGTTTTTTAGCCCTATTATATTTACTCCACCATATCTTCTGCACATAATGACCAGTTATCTTACCATCTTCATCCCTTTCATACATAAAGGAAGTATCTTTTACTCCAGCAAATTCTAACTCCCTAGTTCTCTTTTCAATCTCCTTTGAGGTATCAAGAGTCCTAAGTCTTGCATTACCCTTCTGCTCTTTTACTTTCTGGTCATATATTTGGAGCATAATATCAGAACTGTCAGCCATACTGTCAAGCCATCTGTCAAAGACATTAATATCACTGTCCATACTTTCTATAAGGCTTTCAGCAGTATAAGTCTTACCTTTATCCCTACCTAAAGTAATAGTCAGTCCCTCACCTACAAAAGGTCTGATAAAATCAGCAAACTCCTCTTTAGCTATACCATAGAAGTCCCTTCCAATAGTACCAATTACTTCAAGGTTTTCATCAAGTAATACTTTAAGTTTATCCTTGAATCTATCATCACCTTCCCTATGAGCTTCTCTCATTTCAGTCCTGATATCTTCCATAATAGTACCATAGGATGCTAAGAAGTTCCTTATATTTCTAAGGGCAGAGAACTTCTCTCTTTGTGTCATATCACCAGTCTCAACTCTTTCCAATCTTTTACTAAGACTGTTAAGTACTCCAAGACTATTGTTTATATAATCATATATTCCATCTAATGCCCTATGCTCATCAAGTTTAGCCTGCAAATCTTGAATGAACTCAGTTTGTGACGCATTAAAGTCCTCTTTAGTACCATAAATCTTCAGTCTTTTCAACTCTTGGTCTATAACCTTTTTAAGTAGCTTTGAATCCCTTTCAGCCTTATCTTCAAGGTTAGCCATCTTGGTCTTAAAGGTTATATTAGTTATCTCCATCTTGTATCTATCATTGACTATGTTATTAGCCAACTCATAGACATCATTCATCACTTCATTGATTATATTATCAATCTCATCAGTATCATGTCTGCCAAAGAAATTTTTTAGAGAGTTAAGAAACCTGTTGAATAAAGGTTTACTTGGTATATAAGTGTTTTCATTATTAAGTGCAATAGCAGTTAACTTTCCTAGGGCTTCTGATGCCATCAGCTCCATATTGCCATTATATAACCTTAAATAGGAATCATAATTATCTCCTAATACTCTTTGTAGTACCTCTTCACTACTTAAAGCTTTTATAATCCTATCCTTCAAGGGCACACTTCCCATAGCTTCTATTGCAAAGTGTGCAAATTCCTCTGGTAAAGCTTTCTCTCCTTTTTCTCCTTTAGCCAGTCTTATGACTTCCTTTATACCATTAGCACTATTTAATGCTACATCAAAGTCTGTCACACCATTCATTCCAAGCTTCTCTTCTAGGGCAGTTAAAGCTCCTATACCAACTCCCCAACTGGACAAAAGATTTTCAAGCTTCTTGTTTATTCCTACATTGACAGCCATCCTATTAGCTTCATTATTCTGTAACTGTCTCCTAGGCTTCACTATAAGCTTCACCTCACCTTTTCCAGTGTCTTCTGTAATAGCAAAGAAGTTGGCCCTGAAGGGATTGTTTTTATTAAAGGAGGTAGCCTCAGTCTGTAAGTCTCTTACACTAGCATAGCTTTTAGGAGCAGTCTTGCCTACTTTCCTATTTAATGATTTAAGAGTGGTAGCCTCATCTTGAACTATTTTAAGACCACACTTATTAAGTAAGTCCTCAAATAAAGGCTCTCCATTCTGGTCATATCTTACATTCTTAAATCTATTGGTAAAGTCACTACTCTTGGCTCTTGTATACCAGAATAGTGCTTTATCTCTTGTACCAAGATATTCTTTTAATTGAAGGAAGAGAGGGGAAATCTCCCCACTCTTCAATCTTGGATTAATAACACATGATTTACTCATATCTGAACTTAAATTATTTTTTTAATTATAAGAGAGTACCACAGAACTCCTTACCAGTAGCATCATCTTTATTATTAGGATTTAAACTTTCATAAGCTTTAAGAGTTTCCTCCATTTCCTTTTGTAAGTCTTTCATTCCCATTACTTGTTGTAACTCATCCTCACTGATGGAAGGTGGTCTGTAATATTCATCAGGAGCTTCAGTAGGTGTATAATCATCATATATGTCACTATATGAGGCATTATTAACCTTAGCTTCAGGAATTACACTTTCTATAGCTTCACTGCTAACACCATACTCATATTCTACATATTGATTTTTAAGACCTAAAGGTTTAACCCTTTTATATTCAGCAACACCATCTTCTTGTGATACACCAGTAAAGTAGAGATTCTTACCTTTATAAAAGGCATGAACATAATCTTGGAATATTATTTCATCTCCCTTACCATAAGGATGGGCAAATTGTCTGTCCTCATAGGTTGAGTTATTATCAAGTTTAACAATAAAACTATCAGTTTCATCTGTTATCTCAACATTACTCTTGGTTACATCTGGAACTAACTTCCTGTTATCTAAGTGATTCAATATATATTGGTCAATAAATGATGCTGTATCAATAGGATTAGATATAACTTCATTTAAGGTCCTTATATACTGGTTATTATCAAGTTTAACAAGTGTTGAGGCTAAATGACTGAAGCCTGATGGACTAAAACCAAAGCCTTTAAAACCATTATAAATGAACAGTTTTCTAGCCATTTCTTTAGTCTCATCATTTATATAAAGTAAAGTTGTCCAGTCCCTTATATATTGCTCCTTTTGTAAGTCACTAATCTTTCCTACATTGGTGAATATAATAGAAGGTGATGTATTATATTTAGTACTTCCTATTACTTTCAACCTATTAACAAAGGATAATTTATTAAGTTCAGGATGGTCTTCCTTAAACTTCTTGAACTCATTTGGGAACTTATTAATATAGTAATCCCTTTTCTCCTTCATATTAGTAAAGTTATCATCAACACCAAAGTCTGAATATTGTGTAAGGTAATAACTTATTAAGTCATTATATATACTGTTTCTAGTCTTTACATCTAAGTTTCCATACTTACTTACTTTCTTTAAAACATCAATGACATTCCTATAAACAGGATTAAACTGAGGAAACAACCTTCCAAACAGGTTCTTACTACTCTCTACTCCATAGGTATAGAATGCTTGTAATATAGGCAATTTACCATTTATTACTTCATCTTCAGTCTGATTATCCTTAATAAAGTCAATATTAGTCAATGGGAAATCAGGCTCACTTGAAGATTCAAGTAGATTCTCCACTTTCTCTATCTTAATAATATCATCTGCCATAGATGCACCAGCAGCAGCTCTTTGACTATCAGGTCTGGTAGCTTGAGTCAGTGAATTAAGTGCCATAGATAAAGTATTCAACTTACTAAGCATATAAAGAACCTTAAGTTGATTATTGAAGTAAGAAGCCTCTTCTATATTAGAGGAATAAATACCTGCATTATGTGAAGCCAATATATTAGTTACAAGCTCCTCATTAGTAAAATTATATTCATTAATTTTATCCTGAGAAGGTAAGTTAACAACCTCTCCACCAGCAAGTCCTTTATACTTTCTTATCACTTCATTAATAGCTTCCTGCATACTGAGTCCCTTATTATTCACCTCCCTTACTACTTCCTTTAAACTAGGTTGGACTAAGATAAGACCTGTAGTAACTACAGGAACACCACTTCTAACTAAAGTAAAGCCTAGGTTAGCAGTAGTAGTATTAAAGTTCATATCACCTGCAACTGGGTCCTTTGCATTATCCACAAATGCTGCTAAGAATCCTGCTACATTCCTTGTTATAAACTGACCTTCTGCATTCTTTATATTGTGCAATGAGCTATATTTGTTGCCATTAATAGTAAGAACATAATCACTATTAATCCCTAAACTGGTTTCCTGCATAATAGCATGGGATGAATTATGTGTGGCAGCTATACCAATTAAAGCAGCTCCAGACATATTTCTTTGTTGGAATGTAACCCATGTATCAGGAGTTAAAGGATTGAAAATAGGTGAGTACTCATTAGCTATATTATCCAACTCTTCTAGGGACAGCTTTAGGAATGAATCTACATTCTTAAATCTACTCTTGAATTCATCAAGACTAATGCTGTTCAATATAGTAGCTATTCTAGCAGTCTTCTTTTGTGTATCAAAACCACCAGGATTGAGAATCTTACCTACAGTATCACTATTGGTAAGTGAAGCCCACATCAAGTCAATCATAAGACTGTCCCTTTGTGACTTACTATTCTTCTTAGCATTCTCATAGATAGCTTGAATATTATCATCTGAACCTTCATCAAACTTATAATTGATTACACCTAATTCAGGAGTCTTAAGTTTATACTTCTCTTTATTCTGTTCAAACCATTCATTAAATCCTGCATCTGAATCTTCCTCATCTAAACTTAATAAGGAATTAACAAGTTCTGTAATACCTTCATTAGCCTTATTATAGTCCCTTCTAGCAGCATTCTTATCATAGTTTCTAACATATAACTCATGGAACATACAATACATTTTATCCACATCAAAGTCAGAACCAGATATAGTAGTAATCTCTTCTGGTAGAATAATTACTGAACCTACCTGCCTTGGTAAGAATCCTATTACTTTTAAAGGTAACATAGAATACTTATCTTCTGTTGGAATTCTATATCCAATAGATTCAAGATATTTAGGAGGTATGATAAGATTGCCATCTTTATCCCTCTTGTTAATGTCAAGTTCATGGGTTTTAGGGTCTAATAACAGATTGTATAACTCCTCGGTAGGACAAGGTATATAACACTCAGCATATTTAAGTCTGGCACTATCTCCTTCACCTTCATAAACCATTCTAGGCTTTCTGGATAAACCATAAGCACTAGCCTGAATTAATGCACCTCCAGCTATTTTCTGTTTAGTTACTCTATTCTTTAAGATACTATTGAGCAATGATTGAATTCTTAAGGTCTGTGAGGGGTCATCCAGTGGAATAGTAAATTCACCTTTCTCATTTAGTGATAAAGCCTGAACTAAGTCACTACCATATCTTGGATTACTCCTTACTTCTCTTAATAATTCTTTTTCAATCTCTTTATTATCTTTAAATTTAGTATCTAACTCTTCAAAAGCTGCTCTTATATTAGCTACATTAATAGCATTGAAGTAATTAAACCATTGCTGTTTAGTCCACTTTCTTCCTTTATATTCAAATATAGTATCAGGGTTTGCATCAGCACCAACTAATCTTCTAATCTGAACACCAACAAGATTCACTGCATCTACACCATGTTCTGGGGTAGCTACTTGAATTCCATAATCATCATAATTGAACTCATGGACATAATTAGGATTGGATGTAGCTGTAGTCAAGGTATTAATAACTCCTTCATAGTCATTATCACTAATGTCATTGAGGTCTATAACACCATGTTTACCTACCTTTACAGCACTTTCAAACTGTACAACATCAATACTGTTCTTAGACATAAAATCAGATATAGCCCTTAATTTACCAGAACCTAATATCTCACCAAATATAGCCTGAGTCAGTAACAGCATCTCAGAGTTTTTATGCTGTGCTGGTACTCTGATTAAACCTTCATTTACTTGATTACTTTTAACAGTATTAGCAAATAAATAAGGCTTCCTGGTATTCCACATTACTGTGAAATCCTTGGCAGAGTAGGTATTATTCTTAAAGTTCTGATAAGCAGTTTCTTCCTCTTCACTCCACATATCAGCCATAATCTGAGTCTGCCTGAATGAATCAAGACTTCTATAGGCCTGAGCATCTGCTACATCAACTTTACTATATTTACTTATGATAACAGCCCTATCATATGCTGTAAGCTCCCCTTTAGCTACCTTGGCATCTATAATCTCCTTGATTTTGTCAAGGGATATAGAAGGCTTCTTGAAGTCTTTCAGATATATAGTCCTCTCTTTTCTAGCTACTTCTATAACATTACCACCAGCATCCAATATATTATTGCCATGTGCATCCTTTAAAGGGACTCTTTCAAGAACAAACTTTCCATCCCATTTAGCATCAGTATTTAATCTTTCTGCTGGAGCATGGAACTGCTTGGCTCTCTTATAAAAATCAGTAATACCACCATAATAAGCTAAGTCAGTAGTAAGTATTTGTATGATTTGTGATTGTGCAAAGACAGAATTCCAATACCACTCTCTCAAATCATTCCTAACACCATTCTCACTATACTTGTTAAAGTGTATATATTTAGCTCTACTATCACTGGATATCCTATCAAGAAGACCAATAGAAGCCCAGTTATTCCAAGCTTTATTGAAGTTATCTTCCATAATAGAAGAAATAGTTTCTTTTATGAACTGGTCAACTTCTTCAGTACTTGCATTTTCCTTAAGGTTTTTAATCACATCCAAGAAGGAAAGTTCATCTCTTTCACCAAATCTCATTGTATTTAATTCTGGAAAGAACTTAAACTCTGAACCTCCTTCATTAATACTTCCATCCCTATCCTTGGTTATATCATAACTACCTATTACATCAGCTCCATTATTGAATCTTTCTATTACCAAAGCTATTCTGTTCATTTCCTGTTTTACTAGTTTGACCATCTTATCTTCAATAATATCCTTATAGTTAGTTATATATCTTTTGCCTCTAAGAAACTCAGCACTTTGACTGTCACTTAATACTGGTACTGCATAATAAGCATAACCTTCTTCATTCTGTGTAGGAGAAGAGAAATATTCATTTATCAAAGCAAGGTTTGTATCTAACTCTGACCAATCTGCATATTCCTTATTATTATACTGCAACAATACTATATGATTCAATTTCTCTCTTGCCTCAGGGTTAGTCTCTAATTCTTTTAACCACTCATTATTCCAGCCAGTAACAGGGTCATAAAACCACTCTACATCTTTGAATTCAGTCTTAAGGAACTGCAAGAAGTCCTCTCTTTTGAACTTCTTCATGAGGGTAGTAAGATAAGAGGGATTACTATGGGCATACCATGTTTTATCACCTTGTCTTACATTACTTTCTACAGTGTCATCATCAACATTATTAACAGTAGTGGCTATATCATTAAAAGCAGTACCATATATATTAATAAGGTCAGCAGTGTCACCATTAGTAACCTTTTCATTACCCTTATCTATATCATAGTATATAGTCCTGAGAGCCTCAAGCATTCTTCTAAGTGGTACAGGGTAAGCTTCTATATCTATATTATAGTTTAAACTACTCTGTAGGATATCATCATTAATACTTATACCAAGCATTCTTAATGCTTTCTGTAATAATTTGATATTATCAGGATTATTACTGATAGCTGTTTCTTCCTCCCTAGTAGCTTCTCTAGGGAATTTATTAAGCAGTTCATTGACTATATTAAGACCAATTTCAGCTTTAGCTGTGTTTATCTCACCATCCCTATTATACAAACTGTCTTCATCCAGTATATTACCAAACTCATAGTTGTCTCTCCACTCATCAAAGTAATGGGCTGTACCTTCTGATTTATTCAAGGATATAGTCTGAGTCTTCATAGAACCATCAGGAAGTTGTTTTACTTTTTGAATCCAATAGTTTAATGAGTCTTTTCTATATACCCTATAGAAGCTTGTAAACACTTGGTTATCTTCCATAACAGCATTTATCACTTGGTTAGCCCAAGGCTTCTTACCAGCTAGTGTTTCAAGCATAGGGAGTAAATCAGATGAATTTATCATACCACTTAATGCCTGAACCAGTTCAGCATGGACATAAGAGGGACTCAGATAAACTGTATCACCTAATTCATCCTTTTCCTGAGTACCTCTTCTTGTTACTCTGGCTATATCATTGATAATTCTTCTTACTCTATTACTTAATGTATTAAATGATGAAACTTGTCTCACATTCACCATCCAACCTTCTTTATTCCTACCCTCAGAATTATCTGATATAGTCTCTTCAGACTCACCATTTTCATCTAGAGTATCAATATAATTATCTAAGGTAGCAAAGTTGAAGTCAGGATTTATATCCATTGTAATACCCTCTGTAAAGGAGAATAAAGAAGTAGCTTCCTCTGCTAAAGCCCTAAAATTATCCAATACCTTATTATAGGCATTAAGTTTTCTAGTAGCTTTTAATCTGGCAGCAGCCTCCCTTTGCTTATCACTGAACTTTGAATTGGCAGGGTCAGAATTAATCACTTCCAATTCATAGTTTATTCTATCTTCATCAGTTGCCTCTACATAATCTTTGAATACATCCCTTACTTGTTTAAATATACCTTCTGGGGTCAGCTTTTTTATAACTTCAAATCTGTCCAAATTCTTTAAGTCATGTATAAGCTCTCTTTGTCTTGTAATATCTTCTGTACTATCTATCTGTCTATTTAAAGTTTCCTTCATAGAATCAAGATTAGTACTGATTATATTACTAAATAGTCTTGCAATCTTATTTACCCTATTTCTTCTTTCAATTGAAGAGAAAGTCTGGCTTACCTTAGCTATATCTTCTGCAAAAGACTTGACTCCCTCAGTATTATTCCTTACTTTGTCTCTCCAAGCAGTAAGCTCTTCTACACTAGGAAATCTATCTTCATCTTCCTTCAAAGCATTACTCTGCCAAGATTCTATAAGACTTTTTATTGTAACTTCTGATTCATCAGGGAATTTCTCCAGTAATTCCTTTATGCTCTTCTTATTTTCAGGAGTATTTGAGATACATCTTACACTCATATCATTTAATTGATTAAAATTTATGTGCAAATATAAGGGTTTCTTTCCTAATATGCAAGACATTAAGAGGTTTATTTTCAGGAGACAAACCAAACTCCTTATGAAAAAAAAAAGAGTAGAGTGACAATTCACCCTACTCTTTGAAACTACTTCTTTTGATAATTATCTAAACTCCATAACCAAGATGGAGCATTGATAGAAACCATAAGCATATCAAATAATGGCTTGATAATACATAATATATTAGGATTAGTTGTTTCTCCATATATATCATAGAATTTACTATCAATTTTAGTATATACATGACCATTTATATCATCATAGTAGGCTTCTGCCTCAGGATATAATCCCTTCAATATAAGATATAACTGATAACAACTTCCCTCAGTATATACAGTCTTAGAACCATTAAAGGATTCCCTCAGGCTTCTAATAAACTCTTCTGGGGTAACCATATCTTACTTGACAATATACTTAACACCATTAAATACTAAACAATTGATAGTATTGATATTAACTAATCTTTCACCAGTCTCCTTAGGTCCTTTGGTAATATCCATGTCCATACATTTGTATTTACCATCTCTAGATACAAACTGCATCTTATAACCTCTAAGAGTTCTTTCTTCCCCTTTAATATAATCCTTAATAGGGTTATTTTGAATATATTCCAAGGCTTCTTTATAAGCTACAGCCATGGACTTTTTAGCTCTTTTAGCCTTATCAATAAGTTCTATAGCCTTGGCTCTCTGAGCTTCTTTCTCAGTATCAATTGCCTTTTTGGTTTTAGGCTTATCCTGCTTGGTAAATACTACTGTAAATACTTCAGAAGACTTGATAGATTCAAAGATAGTTCTTATACCTGGAGTACCATCTTTCTTATCTTCTCTAGTAACCTCAACAGTATTGAAGTACTGGTCAGAAGTATTTAACAAATCCTGAACATATTCATTGCTTAGTTGTACTTCCCTATTACTTTCTAAATGGTTGAATACAATCTTATTATCTAGGATATTCTTAACAATGTAATGTGATTCCTCAGAAAATACATCACCAATTCTAACATCTTTTAAATTAATTTTCATACAAAGTAAAATTTATAATTTTCAAATTCTCTATTATGATAGGAAATTTTCTTCTAATCTATTAACTCTTTCCTATAAGATAAATATATCTCATTTACTTCATCATCACACATAGCCAGTGTTGCCTCAGATTCAAATAAATCTCTGGTTACAGAACCTCCTCTTGCATAAGCAGAAGCTTCAATAAGATTAGAAGTCTTGGCACTATTACTAAATGGTACTCTGATTCCACCTGTTATTTTAGAAAGTTCTGTATACCACTTAATTCCCTCATTAATAGTCATAGTGTCAATCTTGATACCTAGGGCAGTAGCCTTTTTAGCTTCTACTCTCCAATCAATATTGTTCTTATATACTCTATTAGGATAAGAATATCCCACTTCATGAGGCATTGCATCAGCAATTAATAGTATAGTTTTAGTAGAGCCTTCCCTCCAACTAGTTTCTTCTACAATCTTCTTAATTACTAACTCATAAAATTCATCTGAATCTCCTCCAGAAGTATTTATAGCTCCCTTTATAAACTTGATTATCTTGTCAGCATCATAAGTTAAATCTAATACTTGATAAGCTTTGCCAAATTCTTGCTTAGATGGCATATCACAATAGTCACCAAAAGCTACTATACCAATCTTTAATTTAGGATTTGAGCTTAATAGCTTAGGGATTAATTCTGTTACATATTTCTTCACACTTTCTATGTAACAACTCATAGACCCAGTAGTATCAAAGGCAATAACCATGTCTAACATACCATCTGTTGACCCAGAAGATGCATTAATACCTTCTTCTTTAGTTATATCAGAGGTCTTGGAAGTACCTTCCTCTTTATTTTTAATTAAATCTGTTCTCATATAAAAATAAAAATTATTGTTTAATATAACCTAACATGATAAACTCTTCATGTAGGGGATGAGCTAATTCATAAGCTTGAGGATGAGCTGATTTACTATCTCTAAGTTCAAAGAAATGCTCCCAGTCACTTACAAAACCAGTCATTACTAATTCAGTTTTTAGTGCATTAGGTAGTACTGCTCTTGCCTGTTGGGGTTTCCATCCTTTATCTAATAACTCAAAGTAAATCTCCTGAGCATTATCCATAGCTTTCAGCCAATAAATACTAGCATCTCCTACATTCTCTTTACAGTACAAGATATTAGTATTATCTATATTTCTTGCCCTGAAATCATAAGTATCTGGGGAATCTTCAAAGCATTCATAGACACCTTCTGATATCTCAGACCAATTAGGTATTATAAATGTACATTCATTACCAAACTTATCTTTACTATAATTGCAATATCTAGTAGATTCTTGAGCAAAACTAAATACTCTATGTCTTACAAATTCATGGGATACTCCTCTATCACAAGTAAACTTAACTGTAACTCTTTTCTCATGATGTTCTGTAGGTTCACAAATATATTGCAAATCATCCAACCAGCCGTTCTCTATTAATACTCTTAGATTAGTAGTTACATATAGATTAGTATCATCATCATTTATATAAGAGTATTTATTCTGATAATATTTTTCTAAAGGATTATATTCCTCACATTCTCCGTCTTCAGGGTGAATATAATAATTAACTAATTTTGTTTTAGTCATTAAATACACAGTACCATGTTCCAACATAGCACCATGACCACTTGCTATCATTCTATCAACAAATTCTTTAGCAGAATTCTTTGTTATTTTATCCTCAGATTTGTAGCAGACTCTTCCTGCCCTTTCTATTTGTTTATACACACCTTCTAGGGCAGGCTTTTGTTCCCAAATCTCAAATGATGGTTTAATCAGTTTCATATATTTCATTTAAATTATTAAACAATGGCTCTATAGGAGTTAGTGCATCAAGCATCTCCTGTAACTTAGTTCTAGCTTTATCATAGTCATGTTGCTGGTCTGATAGCACTTTGGCAATGCTTGTATACTTACTATATACCCTACTTACATCAACATTGCTTCTATCAATGATAGCCCTCTTTGTAGCTCCAATAAACCCTGGTGCATGCCAACCATTATACCCTAAAACTCTTGCTAGTTCATCTTTAGAAAGTTCTACTATAAAAGAGTCTTTTGCTTCTCCCATTATTATCATGGCTCATTCCTCCCTACTATCATCAAGAACATAACATATAAATATTAATATCAAGCATATCTCCAAGACTGCTACACTCCAATGTATCATCATAGCCCAATGGAGGGCTATAAAGATTACTCCAGCCATACTAAGAATTCTTATAATCCTTAATATATTATTCTTCATTCTATTCATCCAATATAACTATTTCATCTACTTCAAACTCTTTTGGGAAATCTCCATCCTTTACCTTCTGAATAAAGGCTTCCTCTATCTTACTTGCACTACTTCCTATGGGTAATCTGATAGTATCAACATAGGATATAGATGTACTGACAAACCTTGTATAATCCTTTGTAAGAGGTTCATTATATGGAGCTCTTACATCATCTGCTGCACCAGCAGGATATCCACTCATACCTTTCTTTATTTTCTTAATGTTTGTTTCTAAATTATTCTCTTTAATTAATCTTCGTGCAATAACACTTTCAAGTTTTAAAGGCACACTTATATGATTTCCAGTACTATTATAATATAAGGCATGGTCTCCACTATATCTTTTCAAGTGGAAACCATTAGCCCTACATATTTTATCAAACTCTCTATAAGTATATTGCCTCATAAGTAAGAAATCAGTCCATATTATATGAAACAATATCTTCTGCTACAAGACCCTTATAGGGAGGTTCTATTATCTGTTCAACCCTTTGGATATCATACTTCTGAGGTTCCCCATTATAGCTACCACTAGATATTAGAACAGCTATTGCCTCTGCTGGATTATCAGCTTTAACTACTGCACAGCCTTTACCAACTCCTTTTACTAAGAAGTCAAGTAACCAAAGTCTTAGTACCTTACAGCAATCTATCTGCTTCTTATCACAAGCACTGCTTTCATTCTCTACAAACCCTATTACCTCTTCCATTACTCCAATATTTTATCATTTACTACAATAAAGCTACAACCATTACTCTCCAGATAGTCTTTTATAGACAACTCTTCTAGGGTAGGATTCCAGGTTTTACCATCTCTGGATATTTCATAACAGTCATAAATTGAGTCTTTATACCTGTTATAAGTACTCCTTATAATAGATTCTCCAATAGGATTCTCCCTCTTGGCATCCCTTGCAATACATTCTTCAAGAGGAGTAAAGAAGTCCTTATAGAAGACTTTATATTTATACTGCTGACAAAGATAACTTTTGGCTAATCCTTCAAAAAACAGTACTTCCTTAGGATTTAAGTTCATATTGTCCACAACAATATCATACTTATGCTCTATTGCAGACATCATAAAATCATTTTTAATATCAGATACTAAAGATTCCCTACTGGTTACCCAATATTTACCAAGCATATTTCTGATATCATCATTATTGAATCTTACTCTATGCTCTGGGTCTTCAAGTACCCACTGCTTAGACCAAGTAGTTTTACCTGAAGCCTGAATACCCCGACACAATATTATCTGGCTCATATCAATCCCTCCATCTCTAATAACTTTTCTACTATTTCCCAGTCTACATAAGGTCTAGGTGCATCAGTACCTAGGAATCTTATCAATGGTATACCCAATGCAGCATCATCTATATAATACTGTGCATATATCTTAGGAGAAGTAGTCCAATCCTTTTGGTCTGGATTCTCATTTACTCCATAAAGAGGTATATCATTGTCTTTAAACCAGTCAATAGCTTCTTGTAAAGTATCATTCTTTATAAGTTGACCTGACTTGGTTTTATGTAAACTATCACCTTCCTTACCATGACTTCTCATAGTATAAAGTATAATCTTATGACCTGCTTTTACAAGTCTCTTTAATACTGGAACTGCACCTATATCCTCTCCTATCTTAGGAAAAGCATGAGTAACACAAGTTCCATCAAAATCCACTGCTATTACCATGTATCTCTATTACTATTTTTGTACACCTTCTATAATAATTACTACCTTCCAGAGCTGGTCTACCACATATAGTACACCTTGGTTTGGCATCAAAACCTAACTCAATACTAGACTTAGTAAAGCTATCCAATACCTCATCAATTATTTTAAAGGCATTATTTAACTTCTCCTTCTCAACCTCTGTAAGAACACCCTCATTCCTATTAAGATATACAGGATTAACCATACCTTTTAATCTCCAAAGTATACCAGCTCTTTTATACCATTTCTCCTGTTTTGTCATGGTTACCTTCCAATTGTTTTATCCTATCCTTAATATACCACATGGCTTTATTCAGGTCTTCTATTTCCTTTTGTTTGTCTTCCATAGAAGCTTCTTTCTTTAAGCCAGCCCTCCATAAATATTTGATAGCATTACCCACAGAGAAACAGTAGTGTCTTGTGATATTTATGCATTCTACCCCAGAAGGATGACTTGTATAATGAGAGGGATGATTAACATTATCATGCCTTTGTATGTTACATTCTTCAGTAGGACAGTCTATTTCCATTAAGAATAGCTTTGGAAAATATTTAATATCATGGAAAATAAGAGAACCATTGTCACAGTATACATAAATATAACACCTCTTAAGTCCTACATTATAAAATTCCACAAATGCAGTGTATACATTACCCTTAGTATACACTGACAAGTCATCTGAAATACACCTGACTTTATAAGGTATTCCAGTTTCAACAACTTCAAAGTGTTCTTTAAATGTCTCACCTTCTAAGTTAATATCTTCGAGGTGTACATTATCATCATTGGCAACTATTCCAGCATCATCAGCTAAATAGAGGCCTCCTTTAGTAAACAAGAGATTATCACCTAATATTGTACCTTCAGGTATACTGGATATATTTTCCTTACATACACATACTATACCATCTTTTAAATTCATTTTATCATGTTTTTTAATAAATAAAAAGGTACACTACTTCTAGTGTACCCAATAATCCATTGCTTCTCCTTCAGCTGGTAGTTCTACCTTCTTACAGAAGAATGCACCAGCTCTCTTCATACAATCCTTTAATACCAAAGTCATTTCTTCAGCTATCTCTTCAGGGACTTCTATATTCCACTCATCATGTGCTGGAATACATAACTTTACTTTAAATATAAGGTTATGTTCCAATAAATATTCCCATAGAAATACTGAAGCTACTTTGAACATTAAAGCACCAGTAGCTTGACAGGGATAGTTGATAGCCTGCTTCTCAGAAGCAGCTTTTCTTTTGTAGAAGTGCTTGACTGGTAATACATAGACATCACTTAGGCTTACATAGACTTCTTTTATAGTCTCCTTGCCCCCATTCTTGACAGTATATGTATATATTCCAACCATACTTTTAGGACTCATTCCTGATGCAAACTTCTTATAAATCTCCTGTTTGACTTGCTTAGGAAGCAGTTGGTTTTCCTTACCTTTATGAGGTTTATATTCTGACCAGAACTCTGAGTTAAATCTACTTTGAATAGCCATTAAAGTATCATAATCATATATATAAGCTTTATGCTGGGTAAGTGGACTAAGTATGATATAACCATTATCCATGACAAACTTTCTCTGTCTGTCCTGATAAGCCTTAATACCCACAAAACCATTCATATAGTTATTATATATCTCCTTACATTCCTTTTCTGGTTTACCTGAGTGAGCTTTAATTGTGTTCCAGTCACCACCATAATTTATGGGAAATTCTACCTGAGATTTTACATCATTTCTAAGACCATGGAACTTCTTCTTTATCTGCTCTACTGGACAGTCTCCTATAATACTAGGAAATGACATCTTGGCAACCAATGAATGTACATCACCACAACCATTATTAAACAAGTCAATCATAGCAGGGTCATTAGTTACATCAGCCATTATTCTACTCTCCTGACCACTATAATCACATGAAATCCATTTCATTCCTCTACCAGCTACAAAGCAAGCTCTAGTCTCTGGTAATGCAGGGAAGTTCTGAAAATTAAGATATTCAAGATTATTTGCTTTATCCTTACCTCCTGAACTAAGTCTTCCTGTATCAGTACCTAACTGATTAAAGTTGGTATGAAGCCTTCTACTTACTGGATTTATCTGGTTAATAACATTCTGTCCATAAGTAGAAGTTACTTTCTTTGCTCCTTTATACTGTGAATATAAATAAGCAATAGTAGATTTTTCTGCCTGTCCATCAATGATTTCAGCACCAACACTCTCCTTGAATTCACCTGTTTCTTTATCTTTAGACATCAAATTAAAACCTAAAGCCTTAAATAAAGGTATAACCTGTTTAGGACTATCCCAATTTACAAGACATATAGGTTTAGTCTGGAATCCTAAGAACAAATCTCCCTGTGCATCCTGCTTAATGTATTTACTGGACAATCTATGCTCTACTGGTACTTTCCAAGCTTCACAATAACCCCTTATCTCTCCTTTTATATCCTTCTGAGGGCATCTTTCACCCTTCATCTTTTTTCTGGCTCTATCAAGGTCTTTGGGGTCTGCCCATCCTTCTACCTGTAAGTAGTGATAGGCAAACCCTTCACCCTTAACTGATGCTATAACCCAGTCATTTAAAGCCTCTTCAAATACTTTAGCTGTAAAGTCATCCAAAACCATCTTGTATTTCCACTTGGCTTCATCCACTATTACACCACAATATTCAGTATAGGCTAGCCAAGGAACTGATTTATTCTCATAAATGATAGCAGTTGAGAGGTTCTTCTTTTTTAACTCAAGAGCCTGAGCCTCCATAATTCTTTCCAGATATTTGACATCATTAGCACCATACTCAATAACATCTTCTGAAAGACCAGCCCAAATGATTTTACCTCTGACTGTCTTATCTAGTTCTACTCCTAAATAATTATGTCCAGCAGCTTTCAGACTGGCTGAATGAAACCCTGAGGGATAACCTAACCACATTAGTTTCTCTGCCAAGAAGCCATCATAGCAATTCTTTACTATGATACTCTTGTGGAATAGGAACTTTAAGTCAAACTTGATATTCCAGCCAATGAATAGTCTGTCAGATTCAAGAAATGATTTAAAGAAGTTAATATCTACAGTAGTTATATCAATGACTACTTGGTAATCATAACATCCTAACTGAAGCATTATTAACTCTTTTGTGTAAGGGTCAAAACCTTTAGTCTCAGTATCCAGTCCTACTTTGGTAAGAGATTCTAGTAGATACAATGCAGCTTGTGGAGAGACAATTTCAAATTTATCAGATTCCTCTAGTATCTGTTGAGTTACTACATAAATCATTACTTATAATGTTTTTATTGGAAAGTAATAGTATATCCAAAGCCTATCACAAAATCTATATGTTTTATGGTAGCTTCAGCCTCATCTAACTTCTGTCCTTCCTCCATATAAGGTCCACCTGATGGCATAATGAATTTAGACTTACCTTGTTGTCCTGATATTACATGTTGGTTAGTAAGCTTCAGGACATAAGTCTTAGATTCAGAGCCATCAGGTTTAGATAGCTTCTTTAGATAATGATGTTCCTCCCCAATACAATTTAATTTAATTATATCTTTCATACTGCTGGGTATGCAATCATTCTATTAAAATCTAGTACAAAGTTATATTCAGTGAAGAAAGAATTACCTAGGATACCATGAAGTTCCATATCATAGGTCTGTGCAAAATTATTACAAGCTGCACTTATATCTACAACTTGAAACCTCTCTTTAAAGTCTTCCCCATTATAAGTAAGAGTGACATTTACAAGTTGATTATTATCCTGTATCTTACCATCCACACCATACATCTGCCCCTTACCTTCTGCCTCTTCATAAAAGAATTTATCTAACTCCCTCTTATTTATAAGTGATAATGAGGAGCCAGTATCCAACAAAAAGTTAAACCTCCTAGCTCCATTCCAAAAACTTATTATAGGTAGTTTGGACAATTCTACTGAGTTATCTAGTGATATACTCCTACTCTTAATTCTCTCCTCCTTGATAGATTCAACAACATTTACTGCACATGCCACAAGGCAAGTGATTATAATAGTTGTCAAAAGTCCCATTACAATTTCCATGTTTTTCTTTTCTTTTTAATTATTATACTCCAGTTGAACCAAATCCTCCTCTGTCTTGATTACCAAGACTATCTACCCACTCAAACTTTATCTTTGAAGTAAATAACCATTTTATCTTCTGCCATATAGTAGCTTTCTGACTAAGTTGGATTCTAAACTGGCAAACTCTGTCTCCTTTACCTACAACACTAGAACCTAATGCTACAACTGGGAACTTCCATTCATCACTGTCTCCATTATATGAATTATCAATAACTCCCTGACTGTTTACACAAATTAATCCCCATCTTTTGAAAGTACTACTTCTAGGTAATATGACTGCTTCATAACCCTTAGGTAACTCCATAGCTATACCTAATCTAATAGTACTCCAGACAAAGTCTACATCTCTATAACCTATCACCTTGCCATCTATGGTCATCTTTTTGAGAGTATTGGCTTGTGGAGCTGTAAATTGTACAGTCTCAGCTGATTTCAAATCAATCCAATCTCCTTTGTCAATACTCTCAAATCTACAACCCTTTACAATTTCTTTACATTTAATTTTCATAATGATTCTATTAATTCCTGTTTTGTTTTAAATAATCTACACTCCTCAACCATGAAAGGCTCTACTACACTTGGATACACCTGTATTCTGTACATTATATTGAAACCTTTAGTTTTAATGACTTCATACATGTCTTCACCAATAACCTGAATGCCCAGTATTCTAGCTGTAACCACTCTATTGTTGTGTAGTAGTACTACCTTATCTCCAACATCAAACTTAGTTTCTATCTTCATTTGACCAAAACCTTTCTGTTATATCAAATAACTTGTTACCATGTACCTTATATAATCTTTGATTAGTAGTTCTACTAGTCAATGGTCCCAGGAACTCATCATAATGTCCTATCTTAATATAATCAAAGTTATACAAGTTTATAGATTCATCTATAGAATCCCTTCCACTATACCAAGCTGACTTTAAGTCAAGTTCCTCTTTAACAAACCTAGCTAATTTGTTGATTCTACTTGGCTCACTATCTCCTCCCATGAATACTACACATGTAATCCCTTCTTGGTCAACACACAGTTCTATAAGCTTTTCATAGGAGAGCTTTTCCCCTATATCCTCTGCCAAGTAAGGGCTATGACAACCCTTACAATGGTATGGACAGTTAGAGATATTGATAGCCAGACTTACCTCATCAGGTATCTCCTGAAAGACTATTTTAGTATCTACATATTTCATAATTCATCTTTCTTATTATATACTCTTTGTGTAGCATCCCAATACCTACCAGCATCATAACTATCAATAGGTCTTAAGAAACCTACTACTCTAGTCCAGATTCTCATAGGAGCACCACACTTAGGACATACATTCATAGGATGTTTGGTAATAAAATGGCAAGCATCATTGCTACACTCACTGTTAGGGATATTATAGGTAAAATAGGAAGTACCTACCTTAGCTGCATAATCCATCAGTTTAAGATACTGCTCTTTACTAAGATGTTCCTCCAAGTTACAATGAAGACCAACTCCACCATCCAAGAGTTCAGTAAATTCTTTTCCATGCAGCTTGAACTTCTCTAATATACTAGTATTAGGATTCCAAGCATTATAGAAATAACTATTATAAATCTTAGTATCATCAGGTGTCCAATATCCATCTTCTTTATCCCAATTGTAGTTCTTGGAACTGAGTCCTTCTGCAGGGACTAATTCAGTATTAAACTTAAACTTCTTACTATGATGCAGTTTATTTTGTTCACTGATAGTACCTGTAATAAGTCTACAGAAATTCTTGTAGTCTTCATTATAGGATACTTCCATTCCCAAGAACCTTGCTGCCTCATTTATACCATTTATACCAATTGTACAGAATAAATCAGACATATTAATATAACCAGCAGTTGAAGCATTAAACATACCTCTATCTTCCCATTCATACAGGATAGTTTTGTAAGCTATATGATACTTATATACCCTGTCTAAGATTCTAATAAGATAATCTTTCAGTGAGTTTCCATTCCAATCTTCACTGGAATCAGTCTCTCTTGCCCAATCCTGTATAATTCTGTTTAGGTTGAGAGTTATTACATTACAACTACCAGTCTTTACTCCAGTAAGACCATTGGTAAAGCTGAATTCATTCCTCTCTATCTCATTTCTAAGCCTGCAACATGATGCCAACCCATTAGGGTTGTCACTTATATATACAAAAAATGAATGTCCTTTACTATACATCTCAGCTGTAAAGTCTTTATACTCCTCATCTAGGTAGTTTCCATCCTTGTCAGTTAATAAAGCCATTGTTTCTCAATATGTTCACATAGAGTCGTCAATTCTATGCAGTTCTCTTATGAACTTCTGTATGTCACCATACAGTTCAGACTATATCACAATCCTAAATAGGATTCCCCCCATTTCCACTCACTTGAGTGTACTCTATTTCTAGATAGTCGTTGAACTTTATTATGCAAAACTCCACCTAAAACCATGATAGACCCTATTAGCTACAATAGCCTTTTTAAGTCCTTCTATACAGCCCTTTCCAATAGATTTTATAGCTCTACTCATTGACTCATAGTGAAGTACTTGATTCTCTGAATATCTGTATACTTTCCTTGAAAAGGTCTTTCCCTTCATAGTATTACCTAGTATATTATGAGAATGTAACTCATTCTCTGACTGAGTAACCCATTCTAGATTTTCCACTCTATTATCTTGTTTATTACCATTAATATGATTAATAAAGGGCTTATTATCTGGGTTTGGTATAAATTCTTGTGCTACTATTCTATGGCACATATACCTTCTCCTCCTAGCTTCCTTCATTAATACTATTCTCTGATAACCCTCAATAATAGTTTCAGTTTTAAGTGATTTACCAGGATATAATCTTGTACCACTCCTTTTGTACTTAATAATTCTATCCTTACTTCTAAAATTTCCAAGGTTACTAACTTCAAAGTAACCTTCATAACCTTTAATTTCTTTCCAAATTTCTTGCATAATCTTAGTTGCTAATTGTCTTTAATTTGCAAAAGTAAGTAAAATTTCTAACATTTCCAAACTTTACACTAAAAGAGTTTTCAGCAATTAAAGGGGTTTTTCATAACAAATTACTTTGTTAAGCCGCAGATTTTAATTTTACGGGGAAAGTTAACATAGCTTTAGTTCTTTCCTGATTGAACCATTTCATGAACTTCTTCTGTAAATAAGAAACTCTTTCCCA